CCCGAGTGATCATCTTGGCAAAGCCGGTGAGGCCGGGCACCATGCGCCGGAACCTCTCGACGGCCAGCCGGGCGCGGATCACTCGAGGGTCGTCGGCCTCGGCGGACACGCGGAGGCTGCGAGCGAGGGCCGGGTCAATCTTCGGCCGCGCCATCGTCCTGCGTCGGGTGGGAGGCATCTTGTTCTCCTCATGGTCGGTATGGTCGGTGGTGACCTGCGTTCGCGCAGGTCGGGCGGGGGTCGGTGGTGATGTGCATCACCCTACACCCTACGGGGTGCCGGGGGGGTGGTCGGTTGCCGCGTGTCGTGCCCCGCTGGCGCCCGCTGGCGCCCGTACGGGGGTCGGGGGTAGGTGCGGACACCCCCGGCACGCTGGCGCCCGCTGGCGCCCGTTGTGCGGGGGGTGTCCGGGGGGGGTGTGCTGCCTCCTGCGGGGTGCCCCGGCACGTCTCGGTCGCGAGCCTCACCAAGAGGCCCGACCATGAACGCCCCGGCGAGGCAACGACCAAGATCGTCGGAGAATACGCCGGGGCACCCTGCGCGAGGCAGCACACCCCCCCTTTCTACGAGAGCCTCAGCCCTCGCTCGGCACGTAGTCCTTGACTACCTGCAGCACGAACGCTGCCTGCTCAGGCTCGAGGCTGTCGGTGACGGCCAGCCGGTAGCAGGTCAGCAGGTCGAACCACTTGGAGGCACGGGCCACCTTGATCTGCGGGCGGATGCCCCACGAGATCGGCAGCGTGCCGTCGTCCGAGGCTCGCCTCACGTCGGTCGCGATCTTCATGATCGTGTCGAGTGTGGACGCCTCGAGCTCGTACTCGTCGGCCTCGCAGCGCTGCTGCAGGATGGCACGCTCGAGAGGCTCGGGCGGCAACTCGAACATGACGTGAGCGAGTCGGTTGCCGTCGGCATCTGCCAGCGGCCTCGCCCCGACGTTGCGCACGTCCCACGCAGGGTTCATCGCCATGAGGAGGTAGCACGAGTCGTGCCTTGTGATGCGCTCGCCCTCGTTCTGGTCGATCACCAACTGCTTGCTGTTGTCCGTGAGAGGACGCACGAACTGCCAGACGGCATCTGGACCAGTGTTCGGCTCATCCAGAAGGAGGATGCCGGGGCGTCCCCATCGCTTGACGACTCGACCGTACACGAACCGAGTCACGGTGCTGCCTGTACTCGGGTCGGCTTCCGCCACGAACTTGCCGGCGAGGTCGTCAACCTCCGACGTTTCGGTGATGGAGATGCGGTCGAACGGCAGGTGCATCAACCACGCGAGGTGCCGGGCAAACTCGGTCTTGCCGACACCGGCCGGACCCCACAACGCAGGCGTCTCGTCCAACTCCTGCATGAGGATGGCTGCCTTGTAGACGGCGCCGTTGTGGTCGATGTACCACTCAGGGTGCTCGTCGTCTCCGGTCCGAGGGATCTTCGCGGCCTCGATGGGCTCGAAGAAGTCGGTGCGGAAGATCGGCAGGTGGGTGAACTTCCCGCTGCCGTGAGGGTCGCTGATCTTTCTCCACGCACGGATGCCCTGCTCGGCGTCGTCGCCGGTCACCTCGCGGTCGGAGGCGTAGTCGGTCGGGTCGGTGATCGGCTTGCCTCGGTCCTTGATGAACCGTGCCACCGGGTCGGCAGCCAGACCGAAGGCGTCCTCATACACGGGCTTGAGGAAGATGCCGGTGGTCGTGTTGCGAGGCTCGCCCGGCGAGCGCCAGTCGCAGTTCTTGGCCTCGATGCCGGTGCGGTTCTGCAAGATGAGCCGACCCGTCGCGGCACACAGACCTGCGGGCCATCCCATATCCGAGGCGACCGCGCGGTCGCTCACGAAGTTCTTGCAGCCGAGGCACGACGACACTCGAGCGCGGTCGCTCTCGCTCGGCATCCCCTCGAGCATCACCGTGGGGTCGCCCACCGACACCTGCAGCGCAGGCCGCTCGGGAGCGGTGCCGGGGCGAGGCTTGCCGTACTCGCTGCACCCCTCGGCGAACGAGGAGCAGATGGCGTCCTCGGCGGCGGCCTTGAGGCCGGGCTTGCCGAGGACGTGGCCGAACTTGGCGCACATCGGGGCGCCGACGGACTTCTTGAAGAAGCCCGGCGTCTCCTCGGTCTTGAGGAACGACGGGCAGTTCTTGCATGACAATGGTACAGACATCGCTCAGGTTCTCCGTCCTGATAGTCGGGTCGATTCTCTTCTCTCAACGGGTCGGTGGTCAGTCCGACCCGCACACCCCCCGATGCTGGCGGGGTGGTGATGCACATCATACACCCCGGCACCGCTGGCGCCCGGTAGGGGGTCGGTAGCGGCGTGCCGTACCTATGGGGTGCCGGGGGTGGGGTGGGGGGTGCCAGCGCGCCAGCGTGCCGGGGTGGGGCACCCCCCGTTATCTTGCCTCGAGCGCTCAGCGCTCGGCATTCATGAGGTGCAGCGACCTCGCCTTGTGCATCTGCACAGGCGTCGGGTTGGCGTCGGACTGGTCACGCCAGACTTGGCCGACGATCCCGAAGATGGACTCTCCCTCTGCGCCACTCATGCGGTGCACGATGCCCGAGATCGAACTCTGGCCGGCGGATACGTGACTCAAGACTGTGTACGTCTTGAGGTCGTCGAGGTTGGCGCGGTAGATCTCGAGGACCGCGACGTGCGGGCTCACGAGGCGAACCGCGACGAACCTGTCGCCGGAGGCCATCCAACGATTCTGCGTCACGAAGTCCTTTGCATCGGCTCCGGTAGTGAACTTCTCCATGGTCGGACCTTTCTCTATGGCTTGTCTCATCGGGTCGTGGGCAGCCATCCCACAACGACGCCTCACGGCGTTTCGACTCGGTTCTACTTGCGGAACGAGAGGCGCGAGCGGTGCACGAAGATTCTCCGGTCGCGCTTATCCAAGATGGTGAAGTACCCGTTCCCGTCATACGAGAGAACGTCACACACCCCCTTGTTCTTGAGGTACGCCCTTTTCGGGAGCGGCTGCTCCGAGATGAGCTCGGCGGGGTCGCTCACTTTGAGATGACCTGCGTCGGGTCGAGAAGGACATCATCGTTGAAGCGGTCAACGGGAGTTTGTCCTTCGACGATTTTCCCCATCTGGAAAGTCGGTGCCTGTGGCGACGGGTTATCGAGGCGGCCAGACATTGTGACCACTGCCCCGACGACGGCGACGGTGATGCAGAGGCTCTGGATGAAGGTGAGCAGTTTGCGGGCTGCGTTCTGTGACATTTGAGATTCTCCGTTTCTCAGCGGTGGCCGTAGCACTTGCAGTTGGTGGGGTGCCCGGCGAGCGGGTCGAAGGTCGAGAACGCGCCGTTGCCGGCCGCCTCGATGCGAGGTGAGGCGTTGTCCAGTGGGGTCGGCGTCGAGGTGATCTTGTAGATGCACCAGATGGCGGCGGCGAGGACGGGAATGAGAAGGACCATGGTCGGTTCTGCCTTTCTAGAACGTGTCGTAACTGACGCGCGAGAATGCGCTCCAGTAGTCAACGATGCCTTGCTGGACGAGGACGGCGATGGCTCGCGCCTCCTCGAAATGGAGGCCGTAGCACTCCGAGGCGAGCCCCATATTGGCGGCATCATACAAAGTCCACCCTGAGCCATCGCGCTCCTCCATGACGAACAGGGTGCTGTCGGCGAGGCAAGCCACGAAGGCAGGATCCTCGACCATGCGCCACTCCACAAGGGGGGTGGGGTACTTGCTGGCGCGCTCGAGGACCATGGGCCAGCGCATCCGGCCACGTGGCAGGCGCCTTATCCAAGAGCCTGACAGGACCGGCAGCATCTCGTCGAGGCCGTGAGTCTGGCTCGGGCGAAGCTTTCTCTGTGGGCGAGTACTCATCGGATGCCACCCTCGAGCAGGGCAGCGGTGTCGCGGCCGAAGGCGACCAGTCCACCGTCATAGAGGCGAGCAATCAGCACGCGGGTCTGGTTGTCCGTGAGGCGCGACGCGCCGGGGTATCCGATGTCTGCGAGCCATCCGCGAGCCTCTTTGAGAATGACGCTCGGCAGCGGGTAGATCTTCATGAGATTCTCCGTTTCTCGTGATTTCTACGTGAGGGGCTTTTTTACGCGCGAGGTTGAGCTCTTGCCGGCGGTCCTCGATATTGCCTCGTATAGCGGTCGCGGCATAGAGGCTTAGAGGCGTGCTCAGGGGTCGCGCCGAGGTGAGGTGCCTCGGGGTGCCAGCGGCGCCGATTCCGTGCCAGCGCTCGGGGCGCCGATTCCGTGCCAGCGGGGCAGCGCTCGGGGCGCGTCGCCGCTACGGCACCTGTCCGGCACGCTGGCGCCCGCAAAAGGCTAGGGGGTGCCCCGATGCCGGGTCGGGGGTGGTCGGGCGCGAGAGGTGCCTTGGTGCCCCGTCTCGAGCCTGCCAGCGCTGGCGGGGGTGTCGGGGCAGCGACCGAGGCACGCTGGCGGGGGTCGCTGGCGCCCACAGGGGGCACGCTGGCGCCCGTACGGGGGTCGGGGGTAGGTCCGGACACCCCCGGCACGCTGGCAGCGCTCACGCGGGCGCGGGGGGGTGTCGGTGCCGATGCCGGGGCAGCGCTGCCAGCGCTCGGGGCAGCGGGGCGCGCTGCCAGTGCTCGGGGCGCCGGGGCGGGGGTGTCGCTCAACGCTGCCTCCTCTCGGTCGGTCGCTCGGGTCGGTACGGGGGGTGTCGTCACATCGGGGCAGGTGCGGAGCAAGGTCGCCTCACGTGCCCCGGTATGGCGACACCCCCCGACCCATGTTCGGGTCGGGGGGTGTGCCTCGGGGGGGGTGTCACGCGATGGCGCGGGCACCCTGCGAACCGTCAACCGTGACAGCCTCGACACCCTCGATTCCGCCGCGTGCGATGGCGCCAGCGATGGCGCCCTGCGACGGGCGGACATCGGCCTCGGGGTAGTGCGAGGACATGGCCTTGGCGATGGCACCGACCTTCATCGGCTCGCCGCTGGCGCCGAGCACCTCGGTGATGTGGTCGGCAATCGCGCTACCCCGCTTGCCACCCGAGGCGCGACGGGCGCCGCTGGCACGCTTGCCACCCTTGCCAGCGCTGGCAGCGAGGACACGACGCGCCCGGACGATGGCGGGGGTGTCGGACTCGCTCGGGTCGGCGCCGACAGCGGCGACCACATCGGCGGGGGTGGCGATGTCGCTGCCATCGAAGGACACCGACACGGACGCGCCGAGGGATGCCAGCGCGAGCGCCAGCGCCTCCATGCGGTCGAGGGTGGTGACGACGGGGGCAGCGGGCGCGGTGCCGCTGGCGCGGAGCGCCTCGGCCATGGCCTGCGATGCGGTGAGCAGGCTCACGTCGATTGCTGGCGCGGTCGCCATCGCGGCAGCGGTCGCCTCGGTGGTGACCTGCAGCAGGAGGGAGGTGCGCTTGCTCGGGGTGAGCGCCCGGTAGGAGGCGACCACCGATGCCAGCGGCGACTCGGCAACCGTGCCCGTGCTCGGGTCGCGGCCATCGAGGGCACCCTGCCACGTGTCAACGAAGGTCTGGCTCGGGTCGGTCGCGGTCGCCTCGGTGGCGGGGGTGTCGGTGTCGGTCGCCTCGGCGGGGGTCGCGGTCGCGGTCGCCTCGGTGGCGGGGGTCGCGGTGTCGGTCGCCTCGGTCACGACGGGCGCCTCGGTGGCGGGGGTGTCGGTGCGGCGAGCCTTGGTTGCGTTGCGTGCCATGGTCGGTAACTCCTGTGTTCGGCACCCCCCCCGACCCGATGCCGGGGGGTGGTGATGGGCGCAACGCTACACCCCCTAGCGGCGATGCACACCCCCAACGCGCGAAACGGGGTGGGGCGGATCGGTGCCGATTGGGTGGGGATGCACACCCCCGACACGACGGAATCGGGCGCCCAGACGAGGGGTGTCGAGGACGCCGGCAAAGGCGCGAAATCCGTTGTGTCCCAACGGGATTCGCGCCTAAAAGCTGGACCGCCGAGGGGGTCGAAAAGGTGCATCGGAGGGGGTCGCCAGCGGGTCGAAACAGGGGGGTCGAATGGGCGCGACACGCCGAGGCAAAAAAAGAGGCATCGGGGTATTGACACCCCCCTCCAACGGGGCGCCTCGGTGCATCGGTGGGGATGGCTCGGGGTGGTGTGCATCCCTAGTCCGAGAGGTGCCATGGGTGGCTCGGGGTGGCAGCGCTCGGGGGTGACCTAGAGGTGATGCTGGCAGCGGAGCGGAGCGGTGACGAGGGGGGTGTGGGGCGGGGGTCCTCGTAGCGACCGAGGCGCCCGCTATAGGACACGACGAAGGCATGCCTCGGTGCATGGGTCGAGGGGGGTGGCATCGGCTCGGCTCGGGGCGCCTCATGAGGTGTGAGGCGCATGCCGATAGTGCCCACTATCGGCATATCTCGCCGGCAATGTCCGAGATGTCCGGATTGGGGCGGGTTTCTGAGGTGAGCTGACCGCGCCGCTGGCTCTTGCCCCACCCGATATGCATCATTTTTTCGGAGTTGAGGTCGGTCGTTAAGTCAAGGGCTCCCAGCGGCAGTGGATCTGGGGCGACCAATGGAGCCGTTCTTCTTGGAAAGTGGCTCAGGACTGGGGTCAAAGCGCTCAGATAGTTGGCGTAGGTGAAGTAGAACTATTGGCGTAGTAGATGAAAAGTCATTCTGGCTAACGTACGGTGCTGTCCTACACGGTGTCCTACGTATGTCGTATAGATGTCGTACACAACACACACACATATATCTTTATGTATCTATGCAGGTCAGGGCTAAAGTCATTGCCATATCCGATGCCATGTGTACGACGATTTCGCCCTTGACCCACCCCCCTTGAGCCGTCACTGCACGTGTACGAGAGCGCGTACGAGCGGGGGGGGGTCGTTTTTGTCGTACACATCGAAGATGTACATCGCCAGAAAACGCGGGCTGACCTGCGACGATGCAACTGCGTAAAAACTGTGGAAGTGGTGTACGCGATGTGCGGGAATGGCGACGGCGCCCGCGTCGCGAAATGACGACGGTCCTACGTTTCCCCAACATTTTCGCGGTTTTGAGCGATGTGCATCGCCGTCAATGTTTGTGCGCGTCAATAGCGCCCGGCTAGGCTGCCCTGTTATGGACGATCCCATGGTCTTTGAAGACCGAAAGCCCGAGCCGAGGATGATTCCTCTCCCCGATCCCGACCTGCCGGGGTGGCTCAATGAAGAAGTACTTCCACTGTTCAACGAGTCAACGCTGGCGCGGAATGTGTATCTGGTGGTGCGAGCGGCGTGCCGCTATCAGGAGCGCAAGGACTGCTGGCCGACCCGGCGCGACCTGTTCGACGCGGTGCGGGGTAGCGGCATGAGGGCCGAGGACTTCGAGGTGGCGCTCGACAGCGTGACCATCCTCGGCCACGAGGTATACCTGTATCGCGTCCGCAACTCCCGTGGCCGCCCCACGTACCGGATCGGCTTCACGGACCGGATGCATCGGTGGGGCGCTGGCGAGGGCACCACGATGACTCGGCCCGTCGGAACGAGGAACTACTCATGATCACGCTCAACCACACGCGCGGGCCATCGCGAGGCGTCACCAGCGAGGCAGTGCCGGTCGGGCTGGCCCTGTTCGTGATCTCCAACGGCGACCTCGAGCGCGTCGAGTGCGATCTGGCGTTGCGGCTGTGGCGCTTCGAGGCCAGGCACGGTCGCGGCGCCACGCCCCAAGAGGTGCGGAACCTGATCAAGAGCCGCATCCCGGCCGACTGTGCCGACAAGTCCGCGCACGTCGGCCAGTTGATCGCCAACCTGCGCGCGATGCGAGCGCCGTTGGTCGCCCGGACCTTCAAGCGTGACCGGGGTCGAGCCCGCACCGAGTTCTCGTTGGATTGGGAGATGGAATCATGAGCGTCGATGACCCCAAGGCCGAAGCCGAGCGCAAGGCACTCGAGGAGTACCGCCGCACACACAGCGTGGACGGGCGCGCCCTCGGCTCCCCCGCCTACCCCGACAACAGGCAGGGCCGCCGAGCCCTCGCGCGCACATGGAAGCGAGCAAGTCGATGACCGACCCCTACGCCGAGAGTGATGGGGCGACCGAACGGGAGGCGGGCGCTGGCGACTGGTTCCGCAAGACGCCCGAGTCACTGGCGATGCTGGCCGAGGAGACCAAGGTGCTGGACGAGTCCGAGGAGCGATACGCCGAGGTCGAACGGCTGCGGCGGTGGAAAGCCGAAGCGACCGAGGTGATTCTCGGCCTGCAGGATCTTGGCAAGGCGCTCGATCTGCCGCTCGGCGAGCGCATCACGGCGACTGCAGCGACCGAGGTGGCGAAGCGGCTGAAGTCCGAGCGCGACGAAGCGACCGCCCGGTCGGCCCAGTTGCGCGCGGACGTGGGCGACTGGGTGGCGACCGCCAGTACTCACATGCACGTCGGCACGCACGGTGAGTGCTTCACCTGCAAGAGCTTTGCGGCCCTCCACGACATCCTCATCAAGTTCGACGAGGGCGGTGCGACGGCCCCCGAGCCCGACAGGGCTGCTCGCCACAACCACGTGACTCGCGATATCAAGCCGCGTGGCGTCTGTCCGGCGTGCGACCGCTACCACGAGGTGCACCCGTGAGCCGCCAGTCGCGCATCCTCATCTGCGGCCCCACCTGTGGGCACGACCATGACAGCATCAACGGCCCGACCGGGTGCTGCGCCGAGCATGGCCCGTACATGTACTTCTGTGCCGACTGTCAGGCCGCCCGGCGCACCGAGAGTGCTGAGCCACCTCTCGACATCGCCGTCATGGCGCGGAACTTCTCGCTATGGCTGAACAGCACCTACCCGGCCGACCTGTCCGAGGAGACGGTGTTCTGGCGGCGGGTCGGCAAGATCAGCGAGGAGGCTGGCGAGGTCCGCGAGGCCAGCGGCGCCTACTGGCACGAGAACCCGCGCAAGCCCAAAGGCCCCCTCGAGGATGTGATCAAGGAGCTCTCCGACTGTGTGGGCGCGGCGCTGGGTGCCATCGAGCACCTGACCGGCCACGAGGGGCGCTCGCTCGAGATCGTCGCGCAGCGCATCCGCGAAGTCTGCGAGCGTGTCGGCGTCCCCACCACGGACGGTGCGTGATGCAAGTCATCCACGTCTGCGGGTTCGGCACGAACGGCATCAAGGCATCCCTCGTTGAGGGGTCGCTGGCCGAGGTCGCCAACCGGACACTGGACGCGATCCGCAGCCACGGCCACGATGTGCGGGTCGCGACCGTCCGCGACCTCGACGGCTGGCTGAAGGAAGTCCACGCCACCGTCACCGTCGAGCCCGACCAGCCCATGTGGCACAGGTTCATCACTCCGAGCGAGCCTTGGCCCATGGCGCCACCCGACAACAAGGAGAAGAAAGATGAGCCGAATCGTCATCCTCGAGGTGAGTGACGTGAACGCCGAGGACAAGCTCGATGTGGCACTGATGACCCTCGACAAGGACTCGGTGCACAAGGTGTACTCGGCCCCGATTGGGACCATCAACAGCCGCCGCGACCACAAGCGCGAGGCGTTCCTCGAGTGGCTGCTGTCCATGGACGACCCGGACGACCATCAGGGCCTCGAGGAGCGCCGCACCGTCCGGCTGGACGAGATCATCCGGCGCGCAAGGGCCGCCCGGTGAGCGCCGCCTCCGCCTCGTTCGCCGCGCACGAGGCGATCCTCGCCGGAGAGTGGGACGGCTACCTCGACCGCATCGCGATGGCGATCCGGCGCCGCCGCCGGATGTTCGACATGACCTCCCCGCCGCCCGAGCCCCTGCCTGCAGGTCAGGTGTGGGTGGCGATGAACGGGCCGGGGCCGCCCCACTGGGAGCCGCGCGGCACGGGCGTCGTCATCGTCCTCGATGACAGCAGCCTTACCGATGGCTAGTCACCACAGGTCGTCGCCGCGTCCCTCCTCGATGGGGCGGCGTCCGGTCGTGACCGGAGACGAGCAGGACGTGCACACCGGCTGGCGTCACGTCTACAAGTACCTGCAGCGCAAGGGCGCTGTCGCACGAGTCAAGAGATTCACCAACCGTCGCGAGCGTCGGCAGGCGCGCGCCATGATCAAGGAGCAGTTGGATGGCTAAGAGGATCAACACCGCCCGGCAGGGCCGCCGCGCCCGCAAGCGCGCCATGGACACCGGCATCCGCAAGAAGACCCGCGAGATCAAGTCCACTGTGGACACCGCGAGGCAGCGGGGGCTCACGCACAAGATTGCCCAGCCGGAGGAGCGGCCCAGCCTCACCGATGAGATCTTCGGTGACTGACCACATCCACACCGCCCGGCCCGGCGAGCGCGAGTGCTTTGTCTGCAACGTGGACACGCTCGACGCCGCGCGAGCCGAACTGGGGCTGGCTCCCATGCACGAGCACGAGCCGGTGGAGCGTGAGTACGGACCCGACCAGAGTGTGATCGAGTGCCGCAGGTGTGGCATCGAGTGGCCCTGCCCTGCAATCAAGGCGATCAACCGCAACGCGAAGATCGCTCGCGAGAGGCGTGCCTTGGAGCGCCAAAAGAGATAGCAGGCATGCTGGAGGGCGGCATACCCGTCGTGGCATGGTGACTCCATGGCCGAGGGGTATGCCGCCATCGTGGAGAGCGCGCGCTGTGATGCGTGCGGCTGCTCGTGGTTCCTCGTGCTCGGCGCCGAGGACGGTGACTACGCCGGGATGGGCTGCGTGCGAGTCAATGGCGCTGGCGTGGTCGTCGGCTACTCGGGCACGCTGGTGTGCGCCGATTGCGACGCGGTGATAAGTCTTCCGCAGTTGAGTGACATCCCCGACGAGCTGGGCGAGCTGGCGCTGGAATCGCTCTCATCTCCCGACGCACCCGCAGATCTCGTTCCGCCACGAAGAAAACTCACCGGTCCGGCGAAGGATTGACGTGCGCGCCGCTGAGCATCGAGATGAGGCGTATCGCCTCTATTCTCAGGGCAAGTCCTGTTGTGCGCAGATCCACGAGGCCATGTGGCGTGAGAAGAGTCGGAAGTGGGCTGGCTTTAACGCCGGCAAGCAATCCTTCCGTCGCCCCCTGCGACCCTTGCGCATCCTTGAATATCCTCTGCGCATCCTTGGGATTACTGGACCCGGCGTGCGGCCACTCATCTCATCTCTGTCGTTCGCCGATAGCAAACCCGCGCGTGTTGGTGTTGGCCCCGCCCCGTGGCCCCGAAGTACCGTCACTGGTATGACTCGACGCCTGCACCAGACCACGGACCGCCGCCGCATCGGCCCCAACGCCATGCTGGACGCGGAGTTCGACCGCCAGTTCAACAACGCTCGCCGTCTCGCCTACGGGTGGTTCATGTTCTGCGCCTGTGTGGCCGTGATCATGCTCGGCCTCGTCGTGTGGGCGGTCATCGAGATAGTCTCGTGGCTCACGAGCAAGTAGAGTCCCAGCGCTCCGACGAGCTCGCCGGGCTCGGGCTCGGCTTCGCTCTCGCCTTGGGGTTGTGGACCTTCCTCTGGAAGTGGAGGGTCGGCCAGTGGGTTCGGCGCAACCTCGGATGACACCCCCCGCCCCCGTAGCCCAAATGGCAGAGGCGCCGGCTTCAAGTACCGGATAGTGAGGGTTCGAGTCCCTCCGTGGGGCACAACGACGAAGGAGTACATCCCGTGAAGAACCAGATTCGGCGGTTGCGCCAGCGCAACCCGCTGACCCGGTGGAATCGCAAGCAGAGGCTTGCCTCGCCGGGCCGCTACTACGGCGACGGCGGCACGATCCACCACACCGGCTACCTCGACGTGGAGGTCCACAAGGGCCGCGTCGTCTCGGTGTGGTTCCGCTGCCAGCCGCTCGCCTTCAAGGCGGTCGATGTCCACGATGAGCGCGCGGCCGAGATGGACCGCATGATGGCCGACGGCGCGGGCGCTGGCATCACTGGCGTGGAGGTGCACGATGGCCGAGCATGAGCGCAGCGCCGACGAGGTGAACGAGGAGGCTCAGCGCCTTCTCGGCGTCGCCGGGCTCGCCACCGAAGGCTCGATGACTGAGGCCGGAGGCTCGCTGCACGAGGTGTATCTCTCCTTCGTGGATGCGGGCTTCACCACCCGACAGGCCCTGTGGCTGGTCGGCACCATGGTGTCGCTCCACGGCCCCGGCCTTCCGCCCGAACCGGGAGACTGAGATGAAGACATTCCACCTGCAGCGCGACGTAGACGTGTCCGGCATCTCCGGCACCGGCATCGTGGCCGATGGGGTCGTGTTCCCCGATGGGGCATGCGTGATCCGGTGGCGAGGCGAGCGGCAGTCCACTGTCGTATGGCCCTCAATCGAGGACGTGGAGGCGATCCACGGCCACGGCGGAGCCACCCGGATCGTGTGGGCCGACTGATGGGCTGCCCCTACGCCCCGCGCGGCTGGCGCTGCTCCCACGACGCGCCCCACGACGGCCCCTGCCCGCTGTGGCCGCGCTGGTGGAACATCGTGGCCCGCTGGCGCCACCGCGACAGCCTGAGCCGTTAGATGCGCCGGATCATCGCCCGCGCTCGCGAGCACCGCGAAAAGAGGAACCGGATGACGCGGCGCTCGGTGCGTCAAGCACCTTGCCCACGCCACCCGGTTCCGGATATGGCGGTCGCCGACCTATCCGCCCACTGCATCGGCGCGCGCTGCTGGGTGAGTGAGCTCCTCCCCGACCACGCTCGACTCACTCTCGAGCGCCTTGAGGGTCTCGAGCCGTAGGTCTTCCCACGGGTCGTATGGCACGAAGCGCTCCAACTTCGTGAGGTGGAAGCCCCCACACTGGTCGCAGTCGTAGTAGCGCCTCTCGCGCCGAGACCCACCGTGCCAGCGGTTCTCCTGCATCTTACGGCTCTGGCGAAGCGCCGCCTCCGCATCTTCCTCGGTGCGGAAGCGGCGCTTTCCCGTTGCCTTGCAGGTGCTGTAGTTCGTACGTCGTCCCATGGCCGTCAGTCCTCGTTGACGACGCGGTAGCGAGCGACCTTCTTCCCACCGTCGGTCTTCGAGATGACTTCCTCGATTTCACCGACCTCTTGCATCAACTTCAACACCCGAGCGTAGTTCTCGAGTGCAATCTTCTTGCGCTTCAACAGGTTGCGCAGTTCGCGGCGGCTGATCGCGCGCTTGTGCCTCGTCTGGTAGTTCCGCATCGCGCCGATGATGTACTGGTGCGCATCCTCCAGCGGCCCCATGCCGATGTCGCCGCCGAGCATCTTGTAGGAACGCCGCAGGTACTCCCACATGCTGATCGCGTCCGTGGCGGTCGCCGCGCTGACGTTGCGTTCACCCCGGTCGATGGCGAGCAGGAGCATGATCTTCTTGAGATGAAGGTCGGTACGAGTGAGGAGTGACTCCTCCTCCTCGGCCCGGCTCGGCTCGAGGGTGCTGTGGAAGAACTCGTCCCACACCTTGAACGCCTCGTCGGTGAGCCCGATGCTGTCCACCGAGGATGACCATGCGCGAATCTTGCGCAGCAGGTCCACACACTCGGTGATGTCGATCCTCCGGCGGCCGAACGACACCTTCACCTTGTCTCGTCCGCAAGCGAAGATCCAGCGGTTCAGGAACCCGCTGTCGGCGTCGGACGCTACGAGCAGGTCGCGGACCGCCCTTGGCTGGGTGGACGTGACGCACGAGGCGAACGGCAGGTTGGCGATGGCGTGGCCCGCGCCGCGTGACTTCAACTCGACAATGCGCTCGCCGTCGAAGAACGACATGAGCGTCGGCTTCATCACCGACCCGGCCCGCGAGCCGCGCCCGGTCAGGGTCGCCAACTCATCGAATCGTACGAGCCCGCGCACGGGCGAGTGCCCGATCAACTTCTTGGGGTCTGTCGGGTCATAGATTGGCTTGCTGAAGGCATCGACTAGCGACTCGGCGCTGCCGGGGCTGGGCACGAGGTAGGTGCCGCTGCTGGCCGGGTCGTCCGGGTCGTACGGGAGCGCCTCGCGCAGCAGTTCCGTGAGCGCGCGCTGGGCTCGCGACTTGCCCTGACCCGACGGGCCAAAGAGGCAGATGAACAGGTTGGCGTTGACCGCCGGGCTGTCGGAGAGCACCGTGTCCCGCCCGACCGCGAGCCCGATGGCCTGCATCCCGAGCCAGAAGTAGAACTCGTCCGGCAGGTCATCTCCGCTGGTCGCCTCCATCCAGCGGCGCAGGAACGAGTCTGGCGGCGTGACGGCATACCAGTCAATAGTCGGATACTCGAGAAGTTCCTCGTCTTCGAAGTCATCGGGAACAGGGAAGTGGAGCACGGCCGCCGTGGGCTCGTCGTCACCCTTCGCGCCCTTCGCATCCGGCTTCGCATCGTGCTCGACGACGGGCTTCGGATCCTCGACGACGGCATCGTCGGTTACGTCCGACTCAATCTCGATGCGTTCGATGTACTCCTTGCCGCCGAGAGTCCGCTTGATGACGTAGCCGAGGTCCTCGGCGATCCGGCGCCGCAGGTCGGGGAAGTTCTTGCCGTCCTTGTAGCCGGGGACATCGAAGCCGTGGTGGTATGCCGCGATGTCGAACTTGTCGCCACCCTCGTTGCACGAGCCGCAGAACCAAGTCTCCTTGTCGAGGTTGATCCATGCGCTCGGGTTCTTGTCGGGGTGCTCGGGCTTGGGGCAGGAGACCATGATTGACTCGCGCTTGCCGCGCGGGTTCGGCTCCATCTTTCCGCACCAGCGCCGGTACGCCTCGAGGATGTCGATTGAGTCAACGAGCCTGTCGATTTCGTCGTCGTCTTCGTTGTGCTCGTAGCCCGGCTCTACTTCGGGGATCAGGTCCGCGTCGTGCTCGACGGTCGCGACCGGGACCGGGGTGAGCGGCCGAACGGGCTTGACGTTGGCGTCTTCTCCGGGTGAATCCATCTCTACTGCGAGCGGCTTCTCGGCCCGCTCCGCCTGCAGCCTGCGCAGACGCTCTTGGAAGGATTCGCTCACGCCGCAGCCTCCGCCATCTCGGCCTTGTGGGCGTTGTGCCAGCGCTTGCGGGCGCGATAGGTCGAGAGGTGTGGGCTCCGCTCGCCGCACGAGCACACCGCGTGCCCGTCGCCAGCCGCCGAGCCGACGGGGCTCAGCCGACTCCGGTAGAACACCAGACAGTCATCTCTCACGCACGTCGGGTGGGCGAATGCCGCCCCCGCGTCCTCCAGCAGGTGCTTCATGCCCACGTCAGCCCTTCAGTCATGGACTCCATGGCGTCGGCCTCGGTCAGCGTGCCGAACGGGCCGTACTTGAGGAAGTAGCCGCGATTGCCGGACTTGCGGTTGACCCCGAGGGGGAGCCGGATGAGGTTGCCGAGGTCCTTGCCGTCGAGCGCGTCCTGCTTCGGGAAGACCTCGATGCTGATGGGGTCGAACGCTTCGCGCTGGTCGCGGAAGAAGATGTTCCCCCGGTGCGCCGCGTAGTGGTCGAAGGACTCCAGCACGAGCGACGCGGCCATGCGGATGTCGGCGGCGGGCTGCTCGCCGACGAGGCCGTAGACGTGCAGGCCCTTGTTGCCACTGTAAGAGATGGCGACGGGGATCTCGAGGAGCTCGTTCGCCTTCGCCGCCAGCGCGAACGCCGTCTCCTGCAGCAGGCTGGTCAGCGCGAGCGTGTCGGGGCTGGTGCCGATGCCGATCTCGTGCTCATGGGACATCTCCTCGCAGCGCGGCGGCTGGAAGTCGGTGTACCACCCCTTCATGCAGACGGTGCACCACTGCCACATGCGCTCGGGGTGCCACACGTCGCGGGCGCTGCCCTCGCGCTCGATCAACGTCTCGTTGTCGCGCGGGTCGAGCACGGACCACTTGACCGGGCGCCGCTCGTTGTCGTGTGAGCGGAACTCCTTCTCGAGGTCGATGTCGAAGCAGAACACCTTCGCGGTGTTGTCCTTCGAGAGCACGTAGTGGCCGAACGTCTGCTTGCCCTCGACGTGAGCCATGAGGTCACCCATGGTCCACGGAAGGCGCTCGCTGCTCGGCTCCTTGGGATTGACCACGACCGGCATGTACGCGCCGTGACGGGTCTGGATCGCCTTTACGTCTCGACGTGCGATGAACGTCTTTGCGATCTGTGCTGCTAGAGTGCCGGTGTCGGCCGACAAAGTATCCTCCTGCGGGGAACAGTGAGACCCACCCGAGATGCGTCCAACTATGCCGGTCGGGCGCTGCTATTGGGTGGGGCTGGCGGTTGCTGGGTGCCCGAATCCTAGCGGTGAAATAACAGCGCTGTCATTCGGGGGCGTACCCGCCCACGCTACCCCAATCCGCCCCGACGATCCCGCATTGACCCGTGCATTCGACGTACGCGAGCCGTCACGATCAGTGCCTACAATGGAACGGCTGCGCCGGGTCCACTGAACCTGTCGTTTGCTGGGAGGCGGCCCTCCGATACCCCGTGCCGGGGGTGGGGGGCCGCCATTCTCTTTGAACCGCGTTCTGCGTTGATGCTACCTGCATAGGGCGAACGTCCTGTACCGTCAGGCTCGTGAGCACCGAGGTTTGGTTCAGGAATCCGGACCTCTACATCCGAGAGATAGTAGAGGTTGGAGTCGAGCGCATTGCCATCGACCGGGGGTATGCCGTCAAGCGGCGCATCGACCCGGTGCGCTTCGCGACCCTCTACTACCCCAAGACCACCGACTTTCGCATCCTCATGGTGGGCGATCAAGGCACCGCCGAGTATCGCCGTGGCGACGCCCTCGACAAGCCGACCGGCGTCTACCCCACGTGGGACTACACCGCCGAGGATCTCACCGTCCTCGAGGAGTTGATGGCGAAGCCGGTCGGCCACGACCCGGCCATCTGTGCCGACGACAGCGTGCCCCCCGACGAGCGCCCGGTACTCGGGCAGGAGCATCGGGTGGTTGTCATCCGCCTCCCCATCGCCTCGTCCGGTCCCGGCCGCCGGGTGCTGCACCAACTCAGCGACCTGCAGCGCGACTACCCCGACTGCATCTTGCACATCCACGGGCTCTACGGGTTCCGGCCGGCCTTCAGTAACGGGTTCGGCGCCGTGGACATCGAGGCGCGCACCACCGCCGCCAAGGGCAAGGTGATCCTGCCGAACGGCAAGGAACTCCGGCACGAGATGACCGCGAAGGTCCCCGACTGGGTGACCCTGCTCGGGATGTCGCCTGTCGATCTTGAGCAGCCGCGAAACAGGTGCATGTATATCATCAGATCAGCCCTCTGGGCTGGCGAGAACTTCACGAAGGACCTCAAGTTTCGCGTCAAGGGTGGGGTCACGGTAGACCCCGACGCCGCTACCCCGACCGCCGCGACGGTCGCCCACTATCGGTCCGGCACGTCCGTGGTCAAGCCCGGCGACAAGTTCGCGTGCGACTCATGCTCGCTGGCCGACACCTGCAAGTACTACCGGGAAGGATCGGTGTGCACCGTGCCCGACGCCGAATCGAGCGAACTGGTCCGTATGTTCCGCACTCGCGACGCCGAGCGGATCATTGACGGACTCAACTCCGTACTCGCCAAGCAGGCCGAGCGTCTCGAGCGTGGCGTCGAGGAGGAGGAGGAGTTCAATGAACTCTCCCCCGAGGTCACCAAGATCATCAACTCCCTGATGACCCACGGCGTGAAACTCGCCAAGCTGATCAACCCAGCCCTCAACGGCGGCCCCAAGGTGGGCGTGTTCGTCGCTGGAGGTCACGCTGCGGGGAGTACCAACCCCAAGGCGGCTATCGCTGGCGTGGTGGCCGAACTCGAGGCGCAGGGCATCCCCCGCGAGCGCATCACCGAGGAGATGATCATCCGCGTGCTGTCCGGCGGACCGAGCAAGGAGATCGTCGCCAGCGTGGCGACGGAGGTGCGCGCGGGATGAGTGGCTTCGACCCGGTTCGGGCCGCCAAGGAACTCGCATGGCTCAAGAAGAACCCCGAGTTCCGCGAGCGCCCCGCCTCCCTGTTGGAGTTCCTCGGCGAGGACTACCTCAACATCGAGTCGGGCGTGCGCGAGACAATCAAGGAGATCCTCAGCGAGATCATCGGCCACGACGTGTCCGGCGAGCGGCTGACCGCGTATAGCAAGGCCCTGATCACGGGCGGCATCGGCATCGGCAAGACCACCATCGCCTCCATCGTGCTGCCGTACCTCTGCCACTGGGTGCTCTGCCTCAAGAGCCCACAGGAGTTCCTCGGCCTCCTCCCCGGCTCCCGCATCGCGTTCATGCAGATGTCCACCTCCGAGGAACAGGCCCGAGAGGTCGTCTTCGGAGACATCAAGGCTCGCATCAAGCACAGCCCTTGGTTCCGAGACAACGCGCAGATCGACCCCTCATTCAAGAACCAGATCAGGTTCGAGGGCGACATCTGGATCCTCCCCGGTGACAGCAGCGAGACGACCTTCGAGGGTTACAACATCCTCGGAGGCATCGTCGACGAGATGGACAGCCACAAAGTCACCCCGAACCGCGACTACGCGCAGGCTGGCTACGAGACCATCCACGCCCGCATCACGTCCCGGTTCCAAGAGCGCGGCTTCGTCCTGCTGATCGGGCAGATGAAGAAGGCCGACGGCTTCGCGGCCCGCATGTTCGAGGAGTACCAAGCCGATCCCGAGGCGTACACCGCCCGGCTCACCATCTGGGAGTCTCTGGGCTGGCACCGCTTCCTGAACCCGGACGGCACGCGCGACTCGTTCTGGTATGACACCAAGCGCAAGTCATTCGTTCCGAAGGGTATCGCCGAAGAGCTCGAGACGGAGAACCTCATCGAGGTGCCGAACGTCTACCGGCGCGACTTCGAGAACAACCCCGAGAAGGCGCTGCGCGACCTCGCTGGCATCCCGCCGGCGGTCGGCGACCCGTTCATCGGCCTCACTCACAAGATCGAGGAGGCGCGCGACCGCTGGAAGGCGCGCAACAGTGGGCTCACGACCCCGGTGGCCCTCGACGGCAAGTTCGAGAAGTGGTTCACCGCTCGCGACAGCCTCAAGCGGGTCATGCACATCGACATCGGCTACTCCCCGCACGGCGACGCGGCCGGGCTCGCGATGGGGCATGTGCGCGAGGTGATGGACATCGACGGCGAGCGCAAGCCGTACATTGTCTTTGACATGGTGATGCGCGTGAAGGCGCCGCCCGGTCGGGAGATCATGATTGGCGACCTCCGCCGGATCGTCTATCACCTGCGGGATGACCTCGGATTCCGGATCAAGAAGGTATCCCTCGACGGCTTCCAGTCCACCGACACCTTGCAGCAACTCCGCAAGCGCCGCTTCGAGACCGAGCTCGTCTCGGTGGACCGCTCGATGCTCCCGTACAGCGACCTGCGAGACGCTCTCTACGAGAATCGCATCGAGTTCCCCGAGTACATGGTCTACATGAAGCACGGAGACATCAAGAAGGTCGAGATCGTCTACAAGGAACTCAGCGAACTCGAAGACAAGGGCAACAAGATCGACCACCCGGCGCTGGGCAGCAAGGACGTGGCCGACGCCATGGCTGGCGTGACCTACACCCTCATGGGTGATCGCTCCTACCGGCGTACCGTTCGAGACATCTCCAGCGCCCCCAGTGCACTCTCCGCGACAGGCACAGATGGGCGAATGGGTCTCGGTGCTGGACCGAGGATGCCTGCTCTCGGTAACCTCCCGTCATTGGGCGCACCACCCCCTCCGCGCATGATGCCCGGCATCGGAGTCGTCCGTCCACCAAGTTGACCAGAGGGTCGCAGCGTACGGAGGAATAGTGAGCGGTCTGCTCGATCATCGCGGGAACCCGATTTCGTCGGCCGACTTCCGCAAGGCTGCGCCCCCCAAGACGGGTCCGGCGTTCGGCAACTGGGCTGGACGGGACCTCGCCACGCTGCAACTCCCCGGCGGCGGCCTCCTGCAGTTCGACCTGTCGCGGCTCACGCTCGCCGACTACCGATCCATGCGGGACCACTACCAGATCAACGCCTCGCTCACCGTGCTGCAGTTCATGCTGCACCGCATGGACTGGCGAATCGAGTGCAAGGATCAGAGGATCGCCGACGCGATCACCGAGAACATCCAGCAGGTCTGGACTCGCATGGTCCGCGCGATGTCGCAGTCGTACTGGGCTGGCTACTCGCCCATCGCCCTCGAGTACGAGAACGACGATCACGCTCGAGACGGCAAGGGCATGCTCGTGGTCAGCAAGTTCAAGGACTTGGTGCCCGAGGAGTGCACGGTCAACTGGAAGACCGTCGAGGGCTATGCGCCCCCCGGCCACGTCCGACCCAAGTACAAGATCTACGACGGCATCCGCCAGCAGGGCGTCGGCTGGCCGATCCCCACCGAGAACACGCTGTGGTATCCGCTGCTCATGGAGAATGGCGACTACAACGGCAAGAAACTCCTTCGCCCGGCCTTCTCGTCGTGGTACTTCTCGATCCTCATGCACATGTTCGCGAACCGCTACTACGAGCGGTTCGGAGAGCCAGTCCCCATCGGCCGGGCGCCGTACGACGACGACGTGATCATCGACGGCAAGACCGTCAACGGTCGCGACGCGATGCTGTCGATCTTGCAGAGCCTGCGCTCGCGCGGCGTGGTGGTGCTCCCAGACGACCGCACCCAGACTGGCGACAACTCATCTGATTACTCGTACGACATCGAGTACCTCGAGTCGCAGATGCGCGGCGCGGACTTCGAGAAGTACATCACGAGGCTCGACGAGGAGATCACGCTCGGGTTGTTCACCCCGCTGCTGCTGCTGCGCGGGGCGTCCGGCGGCGGCTCCTACAACCTCGGCGTCCAGCAGATGCAGATGTACCTCTGGATGCTCAACGCGCTCGCTGGCGACATGAAGGAGTACATCGACTTCTACGTCATCGACCGCCTGAAGAACTTCAACTTCGGCCCGAACGCGCCACGCGCGACGTGGGAGTACCGCCAGATGGGCAAGGAGTCGGTCGAGACCGTGCGGGCCATGGTCACCGAACTGCTCCGCAAGGACAAGATCATGCCCGACCTGACCGAGCTCAGTGCCATCACTGGCATCTCGCTGGCCGACGCGACCTTGCTTAGCAAGGGCGACGACCCGGAGGGCTCGGACCCGTTCGCCGACCCCGAGAGCATCACCCCGCCTAGCGACGGCCCGCGCAACGGCAACACCTCGACCTCTGATGACCGGACCACGCGCACCCGCGACGACCGGAACCGGAACAAGCGCGGCCCCAAGGGCGTCGGCAGCCCGCGCGATACCCAGCGCGACATCGCGGCGCGCATCGCCGGGCAGGTCGAGAACGCCTTCAAGAAGGGCACGTTCGGCGACAAGCCCATCGTGCTCGGATACCGCCGCGCGCTCGTGGAGGGCCTGCACGACGAGGGCATGGCCTACGACGACGCCGCGAGCGCCGTCGAGCGCCTGTACTCGCAGATGAACTGGTGGCTCGCCGACTCGACTAGCGTCGGCGCCGAGACGTACGGCTCTGCAGAGAGCTTCGTCGCTACCTTCAACTCCGCCTTCGAGGATGCCTGTTCGCGGGTGCTCGATGGTCGCTGATCCACCGCCAACGCACGACCTGCGCTGCGTGTGCACGCGGCGCCCGCTGCTGGCGCGCTACGGCCGGGGCACTGACGGCGCGCTGTTCGTCCACCTCAAGGTCTTCAAGCAGAACCGCCTCTACGCCGAGGCCATCTTCACCAACGGAACCGTGATGCTCCACTGCCGAGAGTGCTTGCGGTGGAACCGCATCGTCATCAGGCAGCCTTCGAGCGTTCGCATGAGGGAGGATTCCCTCCCCGACAGCATTCGCATCTAACAATGCTTGCGAGCGTCCGAGGCAAATGAGTATCGTCTCATCACAAGGAATCGCGAGGGAGAGCATGACCACGAATCTTGGCCGGATGAAGACGGTAGCCGCCTTCTCCGCATCGAACGTGCTGGAGGGTCTCACGACCCGTACCGGCGCGTCCGGTTCGCTCATCATCGAGCGCATGCCCGTGTTCAAGTCCGGCACCTTCAAGGACTCCATGGGGACTCAGGCGACATGGGAGCCTGAGCACCTCGAGCAGATGGTGTTCAACTTCGGGATGCTCAAGGAGCGCGGCACCCTGCCGAACGTGCCGGTGCGCAATCAGCACCGCAGCCTGTTCGGCGGCGGTGGCGAGGTCATCGGCTACATCCTCGCGCTCCACCACGATCAGGAATCCGGTCGCCTGTTGGCCGACTTCGAGGTCACGGAGCCCGATGCGGCTGGGAAGATCCAGCGCGGCACGTTCCGCGCTCGGTCCGCCGAGATCGGGATGTACGAGACCAACGACGAGGCCCTCTACTGGCCGGTGTTCATGGGCTTCGCCTTCGTGGACATCCCCGCCGTCGAGGGCCTGTACAACAAGGCTCAGGCGGAGAGCCCGAGCGAGTTCATCATCATGACCGAGGAGGACGCCCCAGTGGCCGACGACAAGAACAAGGGCGACGACAAGGCCCCCGCCGCTCCGGCTGCTCCGGCCGCCGAGCCGCAGACCGAGCCCGCCACCCCGCCCGCCGAGCCCGCCGCCCCGGCTGCACCCGCCGCCGAGCCGCAGGAGCACGGCGCCCCGAGCGCTGGCGCGTTCCAATTCAAGGTCAAGGGTGCGCCCACCACCGACTTCGCCGCCGTCCAGCGTCACATTGACGCGCTGGAGACGGCGCAGGTCGAGCAGGTCCAGAACTCCCGCCGGGAGTACGTGACTGGCCTTGCTCGCGACCGCAAGATCACCCAGCCGCAGGTGGAGGGGCTCCAGTCCCTCGTCTCCACCATGACGGACGAGCAGTACGAGTCGTTCCGCACCGCCTACAGCGTTGCCCCGGCTCAGCCCCTGCTCGACGTGCACGCGGGTGGGGGCACGGAGGTCACTCCGAGTTCCGAGGAGAACGAGGAGGTCGCCACCCTTCGCGAGACCATCGCGATGCACCAGCGGTCCGGCATTCCGCAGGAGCAGATCGAGAAGATGCCGAGTTTCATCCGCCTCAAGGCCCTCGAGGCCCAGAACCCGAAGGAGTAGCCAGAGATGGCTGATTTCGTCAAGGGTGGCGACCCGCGTACCCCGTTCGGCAAGAACACGTACCTGCGCTCGACGCAGGACGTGAAGTACGAGTCGTACACGGTCGCGAAGTCCACCGTCCCCACCGAGGTGATCGACGGGAGCAACCAGAAGGTTCTCCAGTCGGGCGAGGTTCTCGCCAAGATCACCTCGGGCGCCGATTCCGGAAAGGTCGGCCCCTTCCAGGCTGGCGCCGTCGATGGCCGCGCAGATGTCGCGAACATCGTCGGCCTCAACGACACCTTCCTCCCGTGGCAGCTCCTTGAGCGCGACGTGGAGGTCGGCGTTGCCTATGAGGCGACCGCAGTGCAGGGCTGGTGCTTCGAGCGCGACGCCGCCGGAGCCCGCGTGGCCCTGTCCAACACGACCGCAGATGCGATGCGAGGCACCAAGGGCCTCGACATCCACTTCAAGTAAGGGGAACGCACTCAGATGCCCACTGACCTTCCTCTGGACCGGCTGGTCCGCAAGGAAACCGCGCTCGGCGTGGTCCGGGAGATCGTTCCCCCGCAGAACCACATCGGCCTCGCCCAGATCGCTCCGTGGCTGAACGTTGCCACCGACGACGTGATCTTCGACTACGCCAAGGGCCTCACCGACGGCCTCGCCCCCGCACGGGCCGAGGACGCCGAGAGCGAACTGGCGCAGAAGGACGACACGTTCGTCGGGCAGGGCCGCGCGAGCGTGATCGACTGGTCCCTCAAGGACCACTACACCGCGAGCGACGTGTCCCGCTACCGCGAGGCGCTCCTGATCGCCGAGCAGACGCGCGACACGCTCTCGCTGCCGCTCACCGTCACCTCGATGACCGAGGGCTTCCTCGGTCGCGTGGCGCGAGACACCTCGCGTCGCCGCCGGAAGTTGGACAACCGGCTCGAGTGGCTGATCATGACGGCCATCTCGACGGGTGCCATCGCCTACAACGACGGCAAGATCTCGTTCTCGGTGGACTTCGGTCGGCCGGTCTCTCAGCAGGCCGGGAACGCCGCGAACGACCTCGCCGGGGCGGGTGTCACCGACGGTGCCATCGACTTCAGCGGCACCACGCACGACCCCATCGGGTTCATCCTCGGGGTGCAGGAGTTCATGTACGACACCTACGGTGTCCGCATCACTCGCGCGCTCGCCTCGCGGAAGTTCCTCAACAGCCTGTGGAAGTCGGACAAGTTCCGGCCGATCACCGGCTTCACCGACGCGAGCGCGGACCCCCGCTACCTCGTGCCGGGCTGGGGTCCGAACGCGGCCATCGCCGCCGTCGAGAACGCGACCGGGCTCAAGTTCACCGAGTACGACTCGGTGTACCGCACCCGGCCGATGGGCTCGAACGTCGTCACCAACAACCGCTTCCTCCCGGAGGACCGCGTGGTCTTCCTGCCGGACGAGGCGGACGTGAACGAGTTCGACGACACCGAGATCGGCTTCGCCAAGACGCTGACCTCGCCGCACCCCATGGGGAACTGGCAGCCCAGTTTCTACGAGTGGGAGCGGGAGACCACCGACCCGTGGGGCCGCGACGTGGGCACGGGCGTGAAGGCGTTCCCGGTGTTCCCGCACATGGACCTCACCTACGCGGTGAACGTCCTGCTCTGACGAGCACCATGACGCGCCCCCGGTCCGGCCTCCGCTGGCCGGGGGCGCGTCGCTTCACCCGCCACTGAGTCCCGAGGAGGACAAGCACATGGCACGCAACTCGGACGGTTCCGTCACTCTGAAGACCACCGGCAAGACCGCCTCGTCTCCGAAGGGTTCCGGCGCCGCGCGCCGCGCCCCGCTGGCACAGGCTCCGGCCGCGTCCGGCCCCATGGTTACGAAGGAGCCCGGCCGCACGGTCGTCGGCAAGAGCGCCGCCAACTGATCTTCGGCGGGCCGAGGGCGTGGTGCAGCGTCTTCGGCTCGCCGAATCCCACTGTCACCACAGCAAGTCCGAAGGAGATCGAAGCAGATGGCTGAGAACCACGAAGGCCGCGTCATGGCCGTGGAGGGCAACGACCTCTCCGGCTACATCGGCGTGAGCCCGGAGTACATGACCTACGCCAACGAGACCGAGGCGCCCCTGCAGCCCAAGGACGCCGAGGTGTCCGATGCGGTCGAGCAGGTCGTCGCCGACGAGGAGGCGAAGGCCAAGGCCGCCGATGCCGCCGCCGATGCCGCCGAGGCCGCCGATGCCGCCGCCAAGGAGGCCGAGGAGCAGAGGGCCGCCGAGGAAGCCGCTGCCAAGGAGGCCGCCGAGAAGCAGGCCGCCGAGGCCGAGGCCGCCAAGAAGTCCGACGGCAAGACCGCCAAGCAGTAAGCAGTAGAGGAGACCACTCACCGTGGCTGACAGCACGTACAGCGTCCCGGCAGACATGCTGCTCGGGGACCTGCCTGTGGCCGTTTCGGTCAACAAGCAGAAGTACGTCAACGACGCTGCGGACGAGGTGGACTCCATTATCGGGGTCCGCTACGCAACCCCCTTGGACGTGAGCGACACGGGAACCATCCCCCGCTACGCTCGACTGTTCATCAAGCGCGTGGCGAACAACCTCGCCACCGGCCGCCTCATTCTTGCAGTTGCGGCCGGTGGCGAGGACAACCAGATCCACGCCTACGGGTGGAGTCTGATTCAAACTTCCCTCGACGCTCTCAAGCAGATCGCCGACGGCACGTACGACATCGTTGGGGCGGATCCTGCCGACCCCGACGCCACGACCCGCGTCACCGGCCCGGCTATCGCTGGAGGGGACGCGACAAGCGGCGTGGACGCTTTCTACGGGCTCGTCAGCGTCTACCAGCCCCCCGGCCCGGTCCCGCTGCTCGTAGGCCCGCGCTGGGAACCGGGTGGTCGCTGATGCTCGGGCTCCACATGGACATCCTTGTCGATGATCACGAGGTGCAGCGCGCCATCGCGGCGCTCGAGGAGACGCTGCAGGGCCAGCACCTCTTGATGTTCCACCAGTCGGCCACCGAGCCGCTGCTCCGCCGCCGAGCTCGTGAGCGTTTCTCATCTGAGGGTGATGCTGCGGTCGGCGGGCACTGGGAGCCCCTCAAGGAGTCCACCGAGGACATCCGGCGTCACGCCGGGTTCCCCTCCAGTCACCCGATCAACAAGCGCACCGGAGACCTCGAGGGACTCATCACTCGAGGCCGCAACGAGTTCACGGCCGGTGGCGACTGGGCTGCGTTCTTCCTCCCCGGCCGGCAAGGCAGCAAGAAGCAGAAGGCTGCGCTCGCGACCGCCCAGAAGGGCGCCCCGGTCGGCCACTACATGCCGAAGGGCTGGCGCAAGAACAACGGCACCAAGCCCTCGCCCAGCGCTACCCCGCCCCGCCCGGTGATCGGACTCGACGAGGTGGACATGGCCCACACCATGAGCGCGCTCCAGATATGGATCGCCTCTGAAGTCGGAAAGGCGATGTAGTGGCAACACCCTTTCCGAACAACGTCACCGAGGTGTTGCAGACCCGCCTTGGGTTTATCGACATCCTGACGAAGATCAATGCCACCGACGACAACCCCGATGGGGTGCCCGCCGTTTTCACGCGCCCGCTGCGGCCCAGTGACCCGGCGGTGTGCGTCGGCGTGTTCTCCCTCGACTGGGCGCCGGATGAACTAGAGATCGGCGCCAGTGAGCCGTCGCTCTCGACTTACATCTACGCGATCCAGTCGTTCGTGAAGCACACCGACGAGCAGGAGGGCAATCTCCTGCATGGCCTTCTCGCCAAGACCGTTCGCGCAATGCTGTACCGAGATGCTGACACCCGTGTAGCCTTGGGATCACTCAGTGAGACATCGCTGGGTATCACGGAGCGAGCACAGAGGTGGGGCGTGCGCCAGCAGCGTTTCGCCAACAACGAGGTGGACGGGCAGTTCCTGTTCCTCAGCACTACCGACTTCTGGCTTCAGACCGAGAGCGTTTAGAAAGGACACACGCCGACATGGCTGTCACCAACGAGGATGTCGAGGCCGCCAAGGAGCGTGTCGCTCGACTCCGTGAGCAGGTTGCACAGGAGAACGCGAAGCGCGTCGAGCGCGAGAACGGCCTCCAGAACGAGATCGACCTCAAGCGCCTCGAGCGCGAGGAGGCCGACCTCGAAGCGCAACTCGCTGTCGCCAAGGACCGCAACAAGGCCGCCACCGTCAAGGAGGCGTCCCCGCTCCCCTCGGTGAGCGAGGCCGCCAAGACGGCACAGGCCGACGCCAAGGTCGTCACCGACGCCGCCGCCAGCGGCAAGTAAGAAGGGAACCGTAACCCATGGGATTCACGTCTCAGGCGGGCTACCTGCTCGCTCGCTCGTACGCTGGCGGTGATGTCTTTCCGGTCGATATGGACACGGCAGGCGTCGGCTTCCGCCTCCGGTCCGGCACGCTCGGGCCGTCCCGCGAACTGCTCATCCCTGACGCCGAGATCGGTGGCAACCGCGACATCGCGGACGCCTACCTCGGCGCCGTCTCGTGGGCGGGCGACCTCGAGTTCTACGCTCGCCTCGGCCAGATCGCGACGTGGCTGAAGGCCGCGCTCGGCGACGCTGCCGCGCCGGTCACCGCGACCGGGGTCACCACCCACACGATCACCCCGACCGAGGGTGCGATGCCGTGGCTCGCCATCGAGGAGATGGTCGGCAACGGCTTCGAGAAGTTCCGCTACACCGACGTGGTGTGCAACACCCTCCACCTCGAGGCCGAGGCCAACGGCTACCTGATGGGCACCGTCGGCCTCATCGCTCGCAAGCAGGTGGCGGGCGTCGCCGGAGTCGCGGACCCCACCTCGCTGGTGGACACCTCCCCGATGGTGGTCGGCACCAACATCACCGTCACCTACAACGGTGTCACGCTGCCCGCGAAGTCGTTCAACCTCGACGTGAACAACAACTTCGAGGACGACGACTTCCGGCTCGGGTCGTTCTACCTCGGCGATCTCACCGCGAAGCGGCGCGAGGTCACCGCCGGGTTCACGATCCGCCCGCAGGACAGCGCGCTGTGGCGGCAGGCCGTCTACGGCACCGCCGCCGCGACCTCTCCGGGTGGCCTCACCACGAAGCAGGCTCTGGTGATCAACTGCCAGACCTACGAGGACATCCCCGGCGGCACGCCGCTCACGAAGTACTCGCTGGACATCACGATCCCGATGGCGGCCTTCCAGCCGTTCGAGGTCTCGCCCTCCGGTGACGACATCATCGAGCACGACGTGACCCTGCAGGCGCTGCGGCCGGACCCGGCCACCTCGCTGATCACGGCCGTCCTCAAGACGGACGCGGACACCATCGCCTGACGCGCGTCAGCAATGCTGGTCCTCGGGCCTGCGAGTGGGATAACCTGCTCGCAGGCCCGAGGTGTTTCTCAAGGCCGAACCGACAACACCGTTCCCACGAAGACCACAGGAGGGTCACAGGGATGAGCATTTCCCCAGAGGCTGTTGCCTCAGCAGAGTCCGCAATGCGCGAGGCTGGCGTTCCCACCCACGAGCGGGTGGCCGACGACTACTTCGGGTTTGAGGAGACGCACCGCGTCGCCCTCCCCGATGGCGTCTCGTTCATCGAGCACAAGACCCTCACCGAGGGTCAGCGGCGGAACTACCTCAACGGCATGAACCGCGATGTCGTCATCCAGCGCGCGACGGGCGACGCCCGCATGCGGATGGCCCCCGGCGACGAGCGCTACAGCCTCCTCAAGACCGCCATCTCCGGATGGAACCTGCAGCGCAAGGGCGGCAAGGGCGACCTCGAGCCGGTGCAGTTCACGCCGGGCAACCTCGAGAAGTTCCTGCAGTCCGCGCCGCCCAAGATCATCGACCTCATCGACAAGGAGGTCCGCAAGGTCAACGCATGGTTGATCGAGGACATGTCGGTCGAGGACATCGAGCGCGAGATCCAGACCCTGACCGAGCTCCGCGACAAGAAGCAGGAGGAGGAGGCGGGAAACGCCTCTTCGTAGAGAAGGTCCAACACTGGCTCCGAGGGGAACCAGTCGAGAACCTTCCGGAGAGCGTGAGGCTTTTCGCATTGTGCGAGGCGATGCGGTGGGCAGCGCTTCCCGTGGCCGGCGGCCTCTACGACCAGCGACCTGAACTCCTCGACGAGTGGCAGATCATCTTCACTGAACGACACGCCTACGAGGCGAAGAAGGCAGCGGAGGACAAGAGAAAGAGCAGCCAAGGGGCACAGCGGAGGCCCACGAGCCGAGGGGCTTCCCGAGCAAGATGAACTCTGTGATGCGGATTCAGGTCCGTGTGATCAACGGAGCATCTCCTGAGATCAAGCAGATCCAGGCTGCGCTGACTCAACTCGCTCGTAGCACGGCCGCCGCGCAGGCGATGATGTCCAAGCAGGCATCCTCCAGCGCGGCGGCCATGTCTACGCTCACCGGCAAGACCGCTGCGGCTGCGGCGGCCCAGCGCTCGTTCGCTCGGCATCTCTCGCTGAGCAACCTCGAGAAGTACGGCAAGAACCTCCAGTGGACCGGTCGGCAGATTGAGTTCAACTTCACGCTGCCGCTGGCGATAGCCGGAGCCGCCGCCTTCAAGTGGGCGATGGACAATCAGCGGGCCTTCACTCAGGTCCGCAAGGTCTATGGCGACACCTCCGCATCTCAGCAGTTCTGGATGCGGCAGGGAATGACTGCCAATCAGGCACAGGCGCAGACGACTGCCGTCTTCAATGCCGAACTGCAGGCTCTCGAGCGCACCTTCCAAGCGCTCTCCAACGCCTATGGCGTGAACCTCGCCGAGGTCAACCAGATCGCTGGCGAATGGGCCGCCGCCGGAGCATCCGGGCGGGCGCTCGCCGAGAGCGTCAAGTTGACCATGGAAGCCATGATCCTCGGCGACATGGACGCCGCCAAGGCAACCGAGTCGCTGATCGCGATTCAGGCACAGTACGGTGCCGACACCAAGCAGTTGATCGACATCCTTGGTGCGCTCAACGCCGTGGAGAACCAGACCGGCGCGACCATGAGCGGCCTCATCGACGCCTTCGCCCGGTCCGCTGGCGCCGCGCGCACGGCCGGGGTGGACTACCGCCACCTCGCGGCCATGATCGCCGCGCTGACGCCCGCGTCCGGCTCGGCGACCAACGCCGGTAACGCGCTCAAGACCATCCTGTCGCGCATCCTCGCGCCCACCAAGGATGCCTCCGACCTCATGAACAAGTTGGGGCTCAACACCAAGAGCGCCGCATGGGCCTCGAAGAACGGCACCGAGCGCCTCACGGATCTCGCGAAGGCGTTCTCGCACCTCACCGCTCAGCAGAAGGCCAACGTCAGCGCCTATGTGGCGAGCCGCTATCAGGTCAACCGCTTCGACGTGCTCATGCGCGAACTCATCTCGTCGAACGGCTACTACGCCAAGGCCCTCGACGCGACCTCCTCCAAGGAGAAGATCGCGGCGCAGTATCAGCGAGAGCTCTCGACGGTCCTTCAGTCGAACCCGAAGCGGTACGACATCCTGAAGAACACCATCAAGAACATGATGACGGATGCCATCATCCCGTTCATCCCCGCGATCCTCGCGATCATGCAGAGCATCATCGGCCTCGGCAAGGCGTTCGGGAACCTCGACCCGCGTCTGCAGAAGGTGCTCGTCGGCGCGCTCGTGGGCGTCGCCGTGTTCGGCACCCTGACCCGAATCCTCGGCGCCTCGATCCTGCTGTTCACCCGCCTCGCGGCCACGCTCGGCTTCGTCGCCCGCATGGCGACCGGGCTGGTCACCTTCAAGTGGCTCGGCGCCCTGTTCGCCGACTTCGGCAAGATCACCAACCGGGTGTTCGGAGCCGGTGGCGCCACGAAGGTGCTGGTCGGGTTCGTCAGGACGGTCGAGTGGGTCGCCCTGATGTCGCTCAAGAACTTCAACTTCATGGTGACCGGCGTTCTCATGGGCCTGCAGGGGCTCACGAAGGGCATCGTCGCCACCGTCCGCGCGTGGCCGCTGATCATGGCCGGACTGCGGACCATCCCCGCCACCATCGCGGTCGTCTTTGGCACCATCGTCCCGATCATCACGGCGGCGCTGGGTCGAGCACTCCTCGTCACGCAGTTCTTCTTCATGTACCAGATCCCCGCCGCCATCGCGCGGGCCGGGGCTGCCGTGTCGGCCGCCGCCACCCGGTTCGTCATGGTGCCGCTGTCCATCGCCTTCATGCGCGGGTTCTCGTTCATCCTGAAGGACCTCACCTTCATCATGTTCTCGACGATCCCTGCGGTGATCGTCCGTGGACTGGTGGCGGCGCAGGTCGCGGCGATGAGGGCGATGGCAGTCATGGCGGCTGCGTGGCGCACTGCCGTCGCTGCGCTGGCCGCCGCGTGGACCATGTTCCCCATCGTTGCCGGGGCGGCCATGGCGGCCACCGTGCGCGTCGTGCGGCTCGGCATGGCGACGATCACCCTGTTCATGTCCGGCGGTGGCCTCCTGCGCGTCTGGAAGGTCCTGTGGGGCGCGCTGGCGCTCATTGCCTCCGGTGGCATCAAGGCTCTCGCCCGCATGGCGATCCGAGCCGTCCCGATCCTGTTCGGCCCGTGGGGCATCGCCGCCGCTGCGGCCGTCGCGATCTTCTTCGCATTCCGCGACCAGATCATGAGTGCGCTGCGGAGCGCGATCAACGGCATGGGGAGCCTCCCGGCCGCCATCGCCTCGATCTTCCGTGGCGTGATCCGAGTGATCGCCAAGGCCATCGAGATCATCCGAGACCTGCTCTCCTACCTCAACCCCTTCCAGCGCCACAGCCCCTCGCTAGTGGACAACGTGAAGGCTGGCGTCGCAGTCATCGCGGCCGAGTACGCGAAGTTGCGCAGCATCGGCTCAATCTTCTCGGGCTCGGTCAAGGCTCTGAACGACTTCGGCAAGGCGACCGCTCGGGCGCAGGCCGCCATCGACGCGGCCAAGAACGCCGAGCAGCGCGCCAGTGTCGTCGCTGCGGCTGGGGCTGGCGCGGGCCGGGCCTACGACGCCGTGGTGGCGTCGATGAAGCAGGTCAAGACTGCCATGGCCGCAGTGACCGTCGAGTACTCCCGCCAGCAGGGAGTCGTGTCCGGCCTCGCCGTGCAGTTGAGTGCGGCCAACGCGGAGCTCGACAAGCAGCAGAACCTTCTCAAGGGCCTGCAGTCGGTCGCCGATGACTACCAGCAGCAACTGCAGGACGCTCAGGACGCTCTCAGCGCCTACGCCAACGCCCCGCTCAAGGGCGAGAAGGCGATGAACCAAGCGATCCTCGACAACACCGTCGCGCAGAAGCGCCTGCAACTGCAGATGATGGGCATCGAGGATGTCACCGGGCCGATTGACGATGTGCGCAACCGCCTCGCCATGATGCAGGGTGAGATCGAGACGCTCCGTGGCACGCAGGCCGACCTGCGCTCGGCCGGTGGCGGCTCGGAGATCCTCGGCGTCTACGACGACCAGATCAAGGCGATCCAGAAGCAGCAGGGTGCCGTCACCGATCAGGTCAAGCAGTATGACGCGCTCTCGAGTCAACTCGACGACCTCGACCGCAAGGCTCAGCGCCTCGACCTCGAGAAGTACCTGAACTTCGACAGCGTGCACGACCAGATCGAACTCACCATCGACAGCACCAAGGAGTTGACCTCCTCCGAGATCCTCGCTGGGATCGCGAAGCAGGGCGCCGAGGTCAACCGGCTGCAGGCGGCCTACAACGACGCGGCGGCGGCCGTGGATCGCCAGCAGCGCGCCGTGGATGCCGCGCAGGCGAAGGCCGACCTGATCCAAGCGGCGTACGACAAGGAGAAGGCGTCGCTCGACGCGCTCGGCGACGCCTACGACGCGCTCTCGTCCCAGTATGACGAGATGGAGCGCTCGCTCGCCTCGTTCGCACAGACCGCCGACTCTGCGATGCAGAAGATGAAGGCGGCCAAGGGCGCGGCGGCTGGCGGCGGCTCGTCGCCCGCGCTCGATGCATTCAACGCTGGCGGCGCTGGCGACTTCGCAGACGCCGGGCTGGGCGGCGGGCTGCCGGTCCGCTCCGACTGGTCCTCGCAGGTCGGCGACATCAACGCGCTGACCGACCAGATCATGAAGGACGCCCAGAAGTCGTTCTCCGACCTCGACCCGTTCAAGGGCCTCAAGGACGGGTGGAACAAGGCGTGGGCATGGGTCGAGACCAACGTCGGGCCGACGGCCAAGCGCGTGTGGGGCTCGATCAAGACCGCGTTCACCTCCGAGGGCGGCATCTTCGATACGGTCAAGGCGTCCGCTAAGACCGCGTGGGACGCCATCAAGAAGGGCGCATCGACGGTCGGCGGCTGGCTCAAGTCGTTCTGGAACCTCATCGGCCCGAGCGTCGTGAAGATCTGGGAGGCCATTCAGGACTTCGGGCGTCGCCTCGTCGAGGACCTCGGCCCGAAGTTGGGCGAACTGTTCGGCACCCTCAAGCCGCTGTTCGACTCGCTGTGGCCCGCCATCAAGCTGCTCGCCGGGATCATCGGCGGCGCACTCCTTCTCGCCATCAGCGTCATCGCCTCCGTCATTGCCAACGTTCTCGGCCCCGTCTTCAACATGATCGTGGACGTGATCGGCGGCGTCATCGACATGTTCTCCGGCCTCATCACGTTCCTCACGGGCGTGTTCACCGGGGACTTCGGGATGATGTGGGAAGGCATCAAGGGCATCCTGCAGGGTGCTTGGGATGCCATCTGGGGCATCATCAACGGGGCCGGGCAGATCATCTGGGGCCTCGTGAAGGGCATTGTCGAGGGCATCTGGAACTTCTTCGTGTGGCTCTACGACGTGCTGGTCGGCCACAGCGTGATCCCCGACCTCATGAACGCCATCGTCGGGTGGTTCAACTGGATCATGACTCCGATTCAGGCGGTCCTCGATTGGCTGGGCGCCGCGTGGGGCTGGGTCAAGGACAAGTGGAACGCGGGCTGGGAGGCCGTCAAGGCATGGTTCGACGGTGCGTGGACTGGCCTCAAGGGCAAGTTCAACGATGCACTCAACTGGGTCAAGGACATCTTCGGCGGCGCCATCGACAAGGTGAAGGCCGCGTGGAACACCTCGTGGTCGGCCATCACCGGGGTCGTCTCGACCGGCTGGACCAACACCAAGGCCAAGTTGAGCGACGCATGGACGTGGGTCACCGGCACCTTCAAGAACCTGTTCAACAGCCCGAAGGATACCTTCAGCACCGTCTGGGCGTCGATCAAGAACGTCATCAGCGACAACTGGAACAAGTACATCAAGCCCGTCCTCGACGCCTTCCAGAAGGCTGGCGGCAAGGTCAAGGATGCGTTCTCCGGGGCGACCAAGAGCATCGCGGACGTGTGGGGTGGTATCAAGCGCACGGTCGGCGACGCCATCGACTGGGTTATGGGCAAGATCGACGGCGCGAAGCGCGCGATCTCCGACATCAAGTCGAGCGCCTCCAGCATCGGCAGCGGCATCTTCGGTGGCTTCAACTGGAACTTCGGGTTTGCCAAGGGCGGCCAGTTGCCCGAGACGCGAGTCGGCTCCGGCTTCGTCACCAGCAGCGCGCGAGCCATCGTCGGCGAGGGCAGCAGCCAGTGGTCCGAGTTCGTGATCCCCACCGACCCGCGCTACCGCAAGCGCGCGTGGGACCTGTGGGCCGACCTCACCAGTCAACTCGGCTTCGGCGGCCTGCTCGCGACGGCCATGGCGCAGGTGCAGGCGGTTCGCCACGGCGGCATCCCGATGTTCGAGAGCGGCGGCGTCCTCAACGCCAATGCGACGGCGATGCGTGCCCAGCGTCGCGGCGAGTCGGTAGCATACGGAAACGGAGACCGTCGGGAGTTCCACTTCTACGGTGACCTTTCCTTCCCGAACATCACCAGCGGTGAGGACGCGGAGGAGTTCATCAAGAACCTCGAGAGTCTGGCAGGGTAACAGATGAGTACCAAGATCAACTACGACGGCCTCGCGACGATCGTCGAGCGCGCGGTCGGCGTGCGCCCCGGCGCCGAGGAACTGGCGCGGCTCGTGAATGAGTACGACTGGAATGCCGACCGCGCCGAGGTGCGCGCCCGGTTCGACTTCGAGCCGTGGGATCACGGCGACATCAACGGGGTCACCCCCGAGGAGGCCGGGATCGAGATCGCCGGCGAGGCGTACTGGATCCTGGTTGACGGCGAGAAGCAGGTCTTCCAGCCTCACCCTCCGGACTTCGCAAACGACACCATCATCGAGCCGAACGAGATCGAGGGCTACGCGACGGCTCAGATCGACGCCATGGTCGAGCCCATCATCCAGTCGCGCTTCGTGGAGTCTCTGATCGCTAGGTATCGGGCATGAGTTGGTCCACCGGGGCCTCCAACCCCATCACCCTCGACAACACCAACGCCGACACCCCGGCCAACACCCGCAATGGCGCGGTGACCACGGCCGCGTGCGGGGATGGCGTCTCGAAGGCGTGGTACTTCTTCGTCAACGACACCAGCGGGGCCGGTGGCGAGGGGTGGAGCACCCTCGACCCGAAGTACTTTTACCTCTACGACGCCACGGCGAACACGTGGACGGCCAAGACGACCTACCCCAACTACCACTTTGGGCCGCCCTCGTTCGTCTACTGCAGCGGCAAGGTCTACTCCATCGGCGGCACGGACTTCGTGAGTTTCAGCACCGTCCCGGCGTACGAGTGTGCCGTGTATGACCCTGTGGCGAACACGTGGACGGCCAAGGCCGCGATCCCGGCTGGCGCCAGTTTCGTGCGCGCCTACTGCAGCGTCGGCACGGACATCTACATGCTCGACTCGGCGGCGGCCCTGTGGAAGTACTCGACCACCGGCAACACGTGGTCGCAGGTCTCGACGCTGCCGTCAGCCATCACGAGCGACTCGAACTGGGCCTTCAATCTCTCTGAGAAGATGATCACGTACAGCGGAAAGTTGTACCTGTTCCTCAAGGATGGAAAGGTCTGGGAGTTCAACCCGACGGGCTCCGTGTGGACGGAGAAGCAGACGGCAAGCAGCGTCTACAGCAACTACTCCGGCTGGGATCGGTTCTACGCTATCTCCGGAACGGCATACGCGGTCCAGATCGGCGCCCCGTCCTCCTTCTACCAGAGTTCGTCCTACAGTACGTACTGGGCCTACGACATGGCGAACAACCTGCGCGCCGACTCCACCGACTTCGTGATTACGGCCGCGACCGCGATGCAGGCCATCTGGGATGCAATCACGGCAGCAGGCAAGATTGCCGCAGCGGTGAACATCGGCGCCGAGATTGGCACGAAGGTCGCATTCTTCCACGCCATCCTCTCTGCCGACAAGACGACCGTGCTCGGCGACACCTACATCTTCGACTCCACGATCACCACACCGACGACCGTCACCCCGGCGGCCGGAGCGACGATCAACACCGACATTCCAGTCGTTGCGGCGAGCGCCGTCCAGAACGGCGCCGACAAGAAGACGACTCAGTGGCAACTCGCCACCGATGCGGCGTTCACGCAGAACGTTCGACTCATCACCGACCGCGAACAGGTCAACCAGTTCGGCACCCTCTACTGGGCTGACAAGTACGTCTCCGCTGGCGCCGTGAACGAGCAGGTCTCCGACTCCGAGGACACCACCTTCGCCGAGGAGCTCTATCAGGGGACGTGGTACATCCGGGCGCGCTCGGGCATCCGCCCCCGCTGGTCGGCGTGGACTGCCGCGACGACCTTCACGGTCACCCACCCCCCGGCAGCCTCCCCGACCGCGCCCATCGGCGACACCACGCTGGACTTCGGCGCCTCGGGCGCCGTCACCCTCCAGTGGGACTTCACCGACACCTCGCCGCGCGACGTGCAGACGGCCTACCAGATCGTCGTGGAGCGCAACACCGACGGCACGGTCCTGCTCGACACCGGCAAGGTCGCCAGCCAGACCACCCGGCAGCGCGCGTGGAACCTTCCCTCCGCCAACAGGGACGAGATCATCCGCTGGAAGATCCGGGCGTGGGACTCCGACGACATCGCGGGCGCCTACTCCTCGTACGCGCTGTTCCGCATGTCAGACAAGCCGACCGTCACCATCACGGCGCCCGCTGACGGCGCTGCGCTCTCGGTGGGCGACCCGACCGTCACGTGGACGTTCGCGGCCTCCGCTGGGCGCACACAAGCCTCCTACCGCGTTCGGTTCTACGCGGTCCCCGGTGGGGCGCTCGTGCACGACAGCGGCGCTCTGGCGGGCTCCACGGGCTCGTACACGCCTTCCTCGCAGGTGCTCGACGTGGGCTCCTACACCGTCACCGTCGATTCCACCGACAGTCGGGGGCTCACTGGGACGGACAGCAATGCGTTCTCGACCTCGTACAACGCGCCCAACTCCCCGATCTTCACCGTGGACTCGAGTGCGTATGCCGACTCGGGCTACATCGCGCTCCACTGGAATGACTCAGTGAGGGATGACTCCTTCTACTCCTACCGGGTCTACCGCCGAGAGCTCGGCCAGTCCGACGCCGACTGGAAGATGATCGCCGAGTTCACCACCCCGGCTGGCGCCTACGACTACAACGACTACTCGGCTGGCTCGGGCGTCACCTACGAGTACGTCGTCGTGCAGGCGGCATACCGCTTCTCGTCGGTGATCGAGTCTTCGAAGGTGATCCCCGGCACGCTCACCGCCGTCGGCACCACCGACCAGTACTGGCTGGTGCACCCCACCGACTCGAGCCTCAACGTCCTTCTCCGCAGCGTCAAGACGGAATCGTTCAAGGACGAGTACGAGTCGGAGGTCATGCAGGTCATCGGCCGGGGCCGCCACACGGATCGTGGCACCCGCTGGGGCTACTCCGGTTCGCTGACCGCCTCGATTCGGACGCTGCCGGACGGCACCACCGCTCGCGAGCAGCGCCTCCGCCTCGAGATGATCGCGGCCGACGGCTCCGAGGTCGCCTACCGCAACCCCTTCGGGGACGTGTGGACGGTCCAGATCTCCGATCCCGAGTTCGGCCGGGTCGCTGGCGTGGGAACGTCCGAGTTCCTCGACGTGTCGTTCACCTATCAGGAGGTGATGTGAGGTGGCAATGCCGCCCGCAGCGGTCGTTGACGCCTTCCTCGCCCCCACGACCGCGCACACCCGCCGCGTGGACATCTACGAGGCCGATGGCGTCACCCCGTGGATGCTCAGCGCCCCGACGACTGACGGTTCGGTCTCGGTGGACTACAGCCGCGACGAGCGCCGGTCGGTTGACCTCACCTTCGACAACTCGGACGGCTCGCTGATCTACGACACCAGTGGGTTCTGGTATGACAAGATCATCAAGGTCTTCCGGGGGTGCAAGTACATCGACCCGAATCCGGTAGCCTCCTCGACTGTTCGCCAGAACCTCGTCCCCAACCCGGCGTTCCGTGCCACCTCGACCACGGTGGAGGTGCGGCGGAACCTGTGCACCAACCCCTCCTTTGGGGCGGGTGCGACGACCGGGTGGGTCAACTATGTCGGCGTCGGCACTCTCGCGGCCGAGGCGGGCGCGGCATACTCGGGCTCATATGGACTCACGGCTACTGCGGATGGTACGAATGCCGTCCCTCGCATCGCTCAGTCCTATGCGGCTGCAGTGGCTCCCGGCGACTCCATCACGCTCACCGCTCGCGCTCGTCTGGTGGCTGGCTCCGGATGGCAGCCAACCGCAGCGCCTTACTTTATTCTCCGTGGCGCCAATAATGCGGGGGGCGAATGGGCCATCCCGTACAACCCGACCACGCTCGTCCCTGACGCGGACGGCTGGTATCTCGTCTCCATGACTGCGGTTGCTGGTTCAGACTCCAATGGAAACCTGACCATCAACCTCGGATTCAGCAACGGAGGCGTTAACCCTCCAGCGACCGCCAAGTTCCAAGTTGACGAGGTGCTAGTCGAGAAGGGGGCGGGCTCGCTCGCGTACTTCGACGGCGCCACCCCGGCCGCCGAGGGCCTTACCTACGCATGGACGGGTGCGGCGAACGCGAGCGCCAGCACGGCAAGCGGCGTCAAGGCAACGGGCTACGCGAACAACGACCCCACCTACTTCCGCCCGTGGACGCTGCCCGACCCCGAGGGCGGCGGCAACATCCTGCGCATCCTCTCGGCGCCGACCAACCCGAGCCCGACCGCGCCATACCTGTCCATATCGCCTCGCGTCCCGGCCGCGCCCGATCAGACGGTGACGTTCTCGTTCGAGGCGAGGGGATATGGCGTGACGCCGGGCCGCCAGTTCCGAGTCACGCTCTACCCGGTGGACTCTGGCGGGAACCTGCTGAGCGGCGACGCCATTGCGATCATCGTCAATGAGCCGCTGACCGAGGAGTGGACGAGGTACTCGGGCTCGATCACACTCCCGGCCACCACGGCGACGATGACGCCTTACATGTACCCGACCGGGGCGACCGCATGGAAGAACGGCATCGACGGCATCGACTTGCGACGATTCATGATCGAGGACGGGCTGGCCGCTGGCATCTACTTCGACGGCTCGACCACGGACACCCCGACGCAGGTGCGCTCGTGGGACGGCGCCGCCGACGCGAGCACGTCCACGGAGACCTCGACCTTCTACGTCTCGAACCCGACCGACGCCTTCTGGGAGACGCAGATCGGTGAGTTCATGATCGACCGGATCACCGAGCCCAACTTCCCGAACATCATCAAGGTGTCCGGCCGGGACTACACCAAGAAGATGCTGCTGTCGAAGTTCACTGCGGCGACCGGCTTCAATGAGGGCCAGTCCGTGGATGCGGTGATCAACACCCTCGCGTCCAACGCCGGGATCGACGCCCAGAAGCGGCTCATCCCGGTGACCGGCAAGTTCCTCGGACGCGACTTCATCTTCGACGCCGGGACCTCCCGCTGGGAGGCGTGCAAGCAGATCGCCGACGCCTACGGCTACGAGCTCTTCTTTGACGCCTACGGCAACCTCGTCATGCGCGAGTACATCGACCCCACCTTCGGGCCGCTGTCCTACACGTTCACGACCGGCTCGCTCGGCAACATGGTGAGTTACGAGAAGACTGTCAATGACAGCCGCCTCTACAATCACATCTTGGTTACCGGCGAGGCGTCCGACATCCTCTCGGTGAGCGCAGAGTCGCGCAACGACAACCCCTCGAGTCCGACCAACATCACGCTGATCGGCGACCGGCTCTACACCTACTCCTCGTCGTTCATCACCACCACCCAGCAGGCGCAGGACGTGGCCGACTCCTTCCTCGCGATCCATGCGCTGCAGGAGTACGAACTCAACCTGTCGGCGCTGATGCTGCCGTGGCTGGAGGTCGGAGAGATCGTCGCCTTCGAGGACCCGAAGGCGAGCGCCATCCAGCCGGATCGGTTCCTGCTGTCCACGCTGACCTACCCGCTCGCCCTCGGCGCCATGAGTGCTGTCGGCAAGCGCGTCACGATTGTAGGCTGAGACTCATGGGTGGATTCGGCGAGTACCCGATCTCGATGAAGATGCGGGACATCATCGACCGCATCGCGACCTCTGCCATCGACCGCGAGCGCCCGCGCTACAAGTACGCCACGGTCCAGAGTATCGACCGGCCCAACTACAAGTGCACCGTCCGCTTCCCCGGCGAGTCCACCGACATCACCGTCTCCATGGGCGGCGTGCAGCCCAGCGCGGTCGGCCAGCGGGTTCGGGTGGCCGGGCTCGGCGGTGACTACTTCGTCGATGACGTGATGGGCAAGCCCTACCTCACTCTCGCCGGCGCCGCCTCGGATGGCGACATCTCCTCTGGAGGGGCGATCACCTCGGTCGGCCCCATCTCTACCGACGACGCCATCTCTGCCGATGGTGCCGTCGCGTCCGGTGGCCTAGCGTCGGGCGCGGCCGGGCTGCGGGCGGCCAACGGCAAGGTCTGGTTCGCCACCCCGGCTGGCGATGGCACGAACAACGACCTCATCCGCTACGACGAGACCACCAACCGCTACCACTTCATCGCAGATCAGGCGACCTCTGACGGAAACGCCAACGCAGATGTGCAGGTGTCCGCCCTGCTGGCCGACACCCTCAAGATGGGGCCGAACGGCTACAACAGGCACTTCATCCGCAACCTGCAGCACATGATCACGGGCGGTGGCATCCTCACCTCGAACGCCACGAGCGTCGCGTGGTCCTTCCGCTTCATCGCCATCTCCATCGCTCGCGGCGCGGACTCGGCGGCCAATGGATACTTCGAGATTCAGATGCCTCCGGACGGCACGGTCATCCCCGGCCTCGGCTCGACCCCCAGTGTCACCGTGGCGGGCGGCGCGATCCCCTTCGGCTCTTGGAACATGCTGTGGTACAAGTTGCCCCTCGGAGGCACGAGCACCTCCCTGCCGGGGAACTTCTTCGTTACCAACTACACGGCCGGTGGTAACTTCACGCCGACCGACGACATGATCCCCATCGTGGCCCAGAATCTCGACGGCGCCTCCCACCGCTGGCGCTGGTGCACTGGGGCGACCACCGACTACTGGCACGCGCCGACGCTACTCAACAGTTGGATCAACTACGGTTCCGGCTGGGACACGGCTGCCTACAAGAAAGAGAACGGCATCGTGTACCTCAAGGGGCTGATCAAGTTCGGCTCCCCGGTGACTGCGAACATGTTCATCCTCCCAGCCGGATACCGCCCCATCGGGGACAACATCTTCACCGGCATCACCAACACCAACACCACGGGTGGCGCGTCTGCGGGTACGGCGCACACGCACGGCCTCGCCTCCACCGGGGTTCGGATCGACATTCTCAGCACTGGCGAGGTCCTCTGCAACACCCCCAGTGCGGCGGCGGGATTCATCAGTCTCGCAGGCATTTCCTTCCCCGCCGGAGGCTGATTCTCGAGCGGTGTTAGACCCGCAATGCCTCGAGGCGATATCGTGAGCACATCTGCTGATCCCAGCATGCCCGTACCCACGGAGGACAGGAATGGACTTCTTCGACCCGACAAACGTGGCCCGACTCATCGGCCTCGTCGTCCCGCTGCTCGTCGCACTCGTCTCCAAGAAGGTCGCCGATGGCGGCGTGAAGGGCTGGCTCAACGTCGCCCTGTCCGCGCTCGCTGCGGTGATCGCCACCCTCATCGGCGCCGATGGCGGCTGGGCGTGGATGGCCTTCTTGAACGCATGGATCAATGCCTTCATCGTCGGCATCGCGGCCTACTACGGCGTCTACAAGCCCAACGGCCTCACCCAGTCGGTCACGAGGAACACCGCAAACTTCGGTGTCGTGTCCCTGCTCGGGTATCGCGGTAGCAAGCGGCCCGAGGTCGAGGTGAAGGCGCCAGCGGCATGACCGAGCTCCCCACGGTGGTCCCCTCGGACGCCGATGAAGGCTGGACGCCTCCCGGCTACACCCCCGGCCCAGACGACCCCGGCCCTGTGCAGGACGTGCACAGTGAGCACGAGGACGACGTGACCGAGGGAGACGAGTCGTGAGCACCTCTGTCTGGCTGCGCGACGCCATCGCCAAGCCGTCCTCCAACGACGGCGGCTCGATGATCGGTGGCGCGGCCTACCTCACGTGGCACACCTTCGAGGCCGACCCGATGAGGTTGAGCGCCCGTGCTGGCGCCGACATCCTCATCCGGCAGGGCACCGAAGTGCACTTCGTCGTCAACCCCATCTCGGGCGAGATCGTGCAGATCCTCCCGGTCAACCGCGCTGGTCGCGGTCTGGTCAATGCCCCCGGTGGCGTCCAGACGAACCGCGCTGGCACCGTGAACATCCAAGTCGAGGTCATCGCCTACGCTCGCGACCCCTTCACCGCCAAGTGGAGCGCCGCAGGGCGAGCCGCCATCGGGCGGATCAGGGCGTTCGCCGCGCTGCATGGAGTTGCAGTCGGAACGTGGCCCGCCGGAGCCCCACTGGGTGCCGGAGCTCGCTACAACCGCATCGCACCCGCCTCATCTGGTGAATACACCCACCAGAACTGGCTCGAGAACTGGCACTGGGACGCCGGAGCCATCTCGGTCATCGAGATGAACGCGACCACGGGAGGCGCGGCGCCCAAGCCTGCGCCCGCCCCGGCGCCGAGCAAGCCCAAGCCCACGAGCAAGCCCAAGGCCGTTCCCGGTCCCGGCTACGCCTTCCCGCTGCCGAGCGGCTACTACTTCGGCCCCGCCTCCGGTGGCCCGAAGTCGGTGTCCGGCATCTACGCGCGGTCCTTCAAGGGTCGCCCCGACGACTGGTGGCTGCGGGAGTTCGCAAACCAGTTGGCGCGGCGCGGCTGGTCGGTCGGGCGCGGCAAGCGCTACCTCGGGCGGTATGGCAACGACGGCAAGTACGGTTCCGAGTACACCGAACTCATCGAGGCATTCCAGCGTGATCAGGACCTCGGCGACGACGGCCTGCTCGGGCCTGCCACGTGGAATGCCGCCTTCAAGAACCCGGTCACGTAACGCCAAAGGCATACTGTGACCGAGCGCCCACTGCCATACGCGACAGACGAGAAGCGCTGGGGCGTTCTCTACAGGTGTTCCTTCGGGACCATCGGTGCGAGCGCGCTCTACGCAGTCCTCTACCTCGTGCGCCCCGAACAGGTCGAGCGAAGCCTGCTCGGGGCGCTGGCGACCCATCAAGCATGGGCCGGTGTGCAGTTGGCGCTTTCGCTAGGGCTGCTGCTCGCGCAGCGGCATGGTGGCCCGTGGTTGCGGATGGCTCACGCCATCGGCCTCGGTGTGCAGACGTTCTACGCTCTCATGTGGCTTGCGTCCGGGCTGATTGACCGCTCCGGGCTGTTCGTGGCAGTGGGAGTGGGGTCGATTGCACTCATGCATTGGGCGATGTCCAGCGTTCGCTGGCCGCTCAAGAACACACACAAAGGACGCGGGCGTGGGCGGAAGTAACGGGGTCGTTCTCGCCGCCGTCATTACGGCGATCTTCTCGGGCGTTATCGGGGTGGTCACCGCATTGCCGACGGTTGTCAAGACCATCAGGGAGATCAAGCGGGGCGACACGGAGGACTACCGCGAAGCGGTGACCTTGCGAGCGCTCATCCGGAGGCTGTACTCATGGATGAATGGTCGCGCCGTGTGGGATGATCTGCCTGACGAGATTCGTGAGTCGATAGAGCGAGAGGCTCTGAAATGACAAGGGAAATCGTGAAGCGGGAGCGGAAGGTCACGGTGGGTTTCATCGTGGTCGTCCTGTCGTTGATCGCGCTGGGGGGGCTGGCCTTGTTTCTCTACGACCAGAACCAGATGCAGGACCGAGCGATCCACTCCCTCCAGACGGAGAGCGTCAAGAAGGGCGATGCCATCGACGCCCTCTCCAACGACAGCAAGAAACTTCGGGACAAGTTGGCGAAGGAGGGGGTGAACCCGAACACCATCGCGCCACCCCCCGAGAAGCGCACCAACGAGGTGCCTGAGCCGACTGTCGTCAACAACACGATCATCCAGCGGCCGACGTACGCACAGGTACAGTCAGCCGTGGAGAGCGTGATGAAGTCGAACCCTGACCTCACGCAGTCGCAGATCGTGTCGGCGGTGGGCGCCTACCTCAAGGCTAATCCGCCGCCCGCTGGCCCTGCTGGAAAGAACGGCGCCAACGGCAAGGACGGCACGAACGGTGTCGATGGCGCCAGCGGGCCGCCCGGTCCCTCGCCGACGCAGGAGCAGGTGGACGCCGCCGTGGTCGCGTACTGCGACAGCCACGACGGGTGCGCAGGTCCACCGGGGCCGACTGGACAGCCCGGCGCCGACGGCACGGACGCAGTTCCCTTCTCGTTCATCTTCACCATTCCCGAGGATCCGCCCCTCAAGCCAGCGCGCACCTACAAGTGCACCATCTCTGCGCCGGACACCAATGCGGAGTGCGTCCTGCAGAATCAGTGAGTTTCCCCGACCGCTACCGGGGATGGGCCACGGCCCCAGCACTCAATCTCACGAGAGTGCTGGGGCCGTTGGTGTTGAGTAGAGATGGAATGGCTCGCTTCGTTTGTTGCCGGCGAATCACTGGGCTCCCACTGGCTCAGACTGGAGTCCCAGACTTGGGCCAGTGAACTAGGTGACGCTGATGGCTTCCGGCTCCACGACCGTCGCGGCGGCGGCCTTGTACGCCATGCCCGACTCGTAGGAGCGCACCGTCTCGCGGATGTAGTCGGCGATCCGAGCCTTGGTGAACGCAGCCTTGGTGACGCCGCTGTTCGGGTCGTAGTCGAAGGTGTTGGTGAACGCCTCCACGACGCGCGGACCTGCGTCGTCGGGGTAGGTGAAGGTGAGCGTCGCCACTAGAACTTCCTCGTCTTGTGTTGGGGGGAGGGCGACTTGGAGATGTCGGCCTGCTGGCTGCCGGTGACCGGGAACCCTTCGTGGCCGCAGTTCACGCAGCGGGGCGGGTTGCCGCCGGGCGTGATGACCTTCTTGGGGATCTCATTCACGTAGCCGCAGGTCATGCACCTGATCTTCTTCGCCACTCAGATCAACTCCTTGAGGATAGCCTCCGCGAGCAATGGAGGGATAGCGTTGCCGACCTGCTCGAACTGCTTGGTCCGCGACCCCATCCAACGGTAGTCGCGCGGGAACGACTGCAACACCCCCGCCTGCTCGACGGTGATGGGCACCGACCCCGGCGCATTCTGGCGCGGCCCGTCGCCCGCCTTGCGGTAGCCCGGCCCGGCCATGATGTCGGGGCGGAACGAGCCGACAACCGTGGTCGCAGGGCGCCGGAACACCCACTCGGGCACCTCCTCGGGAACAGGCGTCACGGCCCACGAGCGGGCCTTCTCGCCGAGCGTGCGAGCGGGGCGGTCGGTGGTGAAGGTGGCCGAGCGGCTGTGCGGCCCGTCGCCGCCGTCACCCCGGCTGTCCAGCACCGTGTGGGTGCCCCGCCAGCCGAGCGCCTCACCCATGGTGATCCGAGGTCGCAGGGAGGAGCCGAACAGGTCATCCATCTCGTGATTGTCCCCGTGGGTGGGCTGCGGCGGGTTAAAGTCCTTCAGGCTCGCCATCAGGATCGCGCGCTCACGCTGCTGGGGGACTCCGTACTCAGATGCGTCGAGCACTCCGGTCCATACCTTGTAGCCCATATCGCGCAGCAGGTCGGCGAAATACTTCCAGATGATGATGACCTTGGGCACCTGCTCGAGGGCGATGGATTCGGGCCGGATGAGCTCGGCCCAGCGCATCGGCTGGTAGACCAACTGACCACGGACGCCATCGAGGTACAACTTCTTGCCTGCGTCCGAGAAGTCCTGACAGGGCGGTGATGAGATGTGCAGGCGGACCCGGCCCCGCAAATGGGAGGGGTCGTAGGCGGCCACGTCGCAGCGGACTGTATGATGCCCGTTCGCCGCGCGGGTCGCGCACGCCGCCTTGTCCTTCTCGAACCCCACGACACGCTTCATCCCGAGTCGGGTGGCGGCCACGTCCCAGCCGCCGGGGCCTGCGAAGGTGTCAACGTCAATGCGGTCGTCGTCCACGCAGGTTCCTATCGGTAGAGGTATGCCGGAGGCGGGTCGGGGTGCTTGATGTACTCGTCAGGGATGATCCCGAGTTCGTCGAACATCTCGCCCATGCTCTTTGCCATCCTCTTTGTGGCGTGACCCACTCCGAACATGGCGGTCGTCGCCCGGCTGAACATCGTCGGGTCGAGCGCTCGCGAGATGGAGGCTGGCCTGACGTGAGGCTCGAGGACGCCCAGCAGCGGGGTGATGGTTGGCGGGGAGAGCACGCCGCTCAACCGAACCGTGCCGCCCACCCGCGTGTAGGTGTAGATGCCATCCGGCGTCACGCTGTAGTGCGGAGCGACCGTGGCGCCACACAGGGCGCCGCTGACGGCTTCGGGGGGCTCGGGTGAGCCCTCGGCGGCTACGGGGCCGCAAATCGCCGCTGAGCGCTTGTGGGTGGTGCAGTAGTCGCCATCCAAGATGGTGCACTTGGCTGTCCGCTCGAACCACGTTGCGTCGCCGAACCGCCGCCGCTTCATCGGTACTCCCAAGCACCGGGGCCAGTGATGTCGCCTTCGTACTGGAGGATTCCCAAGGCGCAGGGTCCGCAAAGGAAGAAGTCCAGATAGGCATTCTCATGGGTGGGATGTGCAGCGTGTATCTCGTGGATGTTGGTCGTGAGGTCGCGCCCGCGATACCACCACTCGGTATCCGTGTGTCCGAATGCATCCGCCTCGCAGTCGCGCGGGTTGTGACTCAACCCAATGGCGGGGAACTCGGGCGCCGGGCTATCCCTCTTGGCATGGACTCTCGGCCCGAGCGTCGCGCCGAGAGTCCAACGGGTGCGCTGGTAGATGTGCCATCGGAAGTGGTTCATCTTCTCGTCGGAGTACTCCCTCGCCTTCAAAAAGGCGCGCAGAGGACTCTTGCCCTGCACGCTTGTGCCGTCGAAGAACCTCGCGGAGTAGGTCCTCTCGAAGCCCTCCGTCCTAATCACCTCGACGACCCCCTCGGCCCACCGATCCGGCACGTTGGGGACCTCGAACTCGCGAGGGGTTACAGGGTCGGAGTCAGTGAGGCCGATGAAGCCGCCGGACATGGCATCCATGTCGTATCGGCTGCCGGACGCGCTGGACATGCGTGGGGTGAAATCTTTCCCCATGGCTAGTCGATGGGGTTCTTGGCAACTACCTTCACCGACGGGTTGCCGGTCTTGTAGCCGACCAGTGCCTTGATGCGGTCCTCGGTGTCGGTGTCGAACACCTCGGACTTGAGCATCTTGTCCACGCTGGTCATGGTGACGCCACCGTACTTCGCCATGAGGTCCGGGCCGATGATGGCCGCGAGCGAGTGCGGGTCGGTCACGGTGCGGGTGCGCCGGGCGCCGATGTTCACCACGAACTCGTCATCCTCGTAGGTGTCCACGTCGTCGGCCTCGGCGGAGGCGAGGATGAACGAGTCGAGCTCTTCCATCACCTTCGCGAGCGCCTTTGAGCGCTGCTCCACCTCGGCGCGCTTCTTGGCCGCCAGCATTGGGTCGGCCAGCGACAGCACGCCACCGGCTTCGACGTGCTCGGTCAGCGCCTTGCAGACCTGCTTGCGGATGCACCACTGGCAGTCGGGATTGATCTTCTCCGGCACGTCATCCTCTGGCGTGGCGATGATCTTCTCGGCGGCTGCCTTGATGTAGCGCCACGTCGCGAGGTTCTCCTCGCGGGTGAACACGATCCCCACCGGGTCGTAGCGCAGCAGGTCGAACGTCACCCACACGCGCGGGGCGTCGGGGTACTTGATCTGCGCCGCCACGGCATACGCACGAGCCTGAATGCGGTCCCGCAGCCCATCGGGCGCCAGCCGGGCGCGGATGCTCTTGTAGTCCACGACCTCGATTGAGCCATCCTCGTGCCGGTCGAGCCGGTCGAAGATGTAGTTGAAGATGATCTCACCAGCCGTGGTCTTGATGGCGAAGTTTTCCTTCGTCTCCAACTGGATGATGTCGCGCTCGGCGAGGTCGGCGGAGCGCAAGAACCAGTTCTCCATCATCCGCAGCCCGTCGTGGCGAAGGTCGTCGCGCGACGTGCCGAACATCTCCGTGAAGGCGTTGTTGAAGATGGTGAGCAGGAGTTCGAGGCTGGGCGTGTCTGCCTTGTCGATGTAGACGCGCTGGACGTACTCCTGCAACGCGGTGTGACAGGTGGTGCCGAGGTCGGCCGCCCACCCGGACGGCATGGGGGTCTTGTGAAGCGTCTCGGCGGCATACCGCGCTGGGCAGGACTCCCACACCTGCAGGGCGGTGGCGGATAGTGACTTGGGGATCACGTCGGGTCCAATCGGGTCGGGTCGTTCGGGGTTGGAGCCTATGCGGCGGGTCCGACATCGCTGGGCTGCTGCTGCCCGTCGATGGGGACTCGTCTCTTGCGGGGGACAATGCCGCCCCCCCACATGCCGTACTCACTGTCGGTGCGCTCTTGGTAGGAGCGGCACTCAAAGATTACGGGGCATGTGGCGCAGACATTCCGGCCGGGCTTGTGCGACTGGCCGCGCTCAGGAAAGAACCACTCGGGATCGACTCCCGGCTTCCTGCACTCGGCCAGTCGCTGCCACGTGTCGTCCGATTCGAGAAAGAGGAATCGGGCGTGCGGAGCGTCTACGCCGGGGGAACTTTTCCCGAGCGTCCGGTGGGCGCCGCCTCGGAGGATGCAGCCTCGGCCTTGTCGCCCAGCCCGAGCGGGAGCACCATCTGGCCGGGGACCTGCTCGTCGTCGTCGGCCGGGGTGGTGATGCCCGCCTCGGGATTCTCCGTCAACGACGCCTCTGCGATGCTCTCGACGGTGGCGAGGTCAGCCGGCGAGGGCTCTGCCATCTCGAACAGGGCGTCAGGGTTGGTGGGTCGGGGGCTGAAGTCGGTGACGCCGTGGGGAACGACGTTGCCGTCGAAGAAGGTGACGGGGTGAACCGTCCGAACTTCGGTCATGTGAACTATGCCTTTCGGTTAGAGGTGCCGCTCAGGCCGATCATAGCCTCGAGTTGGTCTTAATCAAACGAACAGGGTATCCATCTCCAGCCGGTTTCGGCTGTGTCGAACATGGTCGGCGTCCAACTCGATGCCGATAGAGTTGAGGCCCAACTGCTGAGCCGCCTTGGAGGAACTGCCAGACCCGCTGAACGGGTCCACGACGAGATCGCCGGGGTTGGTGCTGATCTTGAGGAGCTCTTCGAGGAGCGGGACGGGCTTCTCAGTCGGGTGGATGATCTTCGAAGGGGGAACCTTCTCGTAGTTGAGCACTCCCGAGCGCCGGTATGGCACCTTGCGCAGGCCCTTCTTGGCGTAGAGGATCAACTCGTGGCCGCAGCCCCAGTTGGAGTCGATGTCCCCGGTGCCGGGCTCCATCTTGTTCCAGATGAGCATCATCTTGTACTTGAACCCATGCCGGGACAGCGAGCGCACGGCGTCGATCCAGTCGCCCACGATGTCCCAGCGGGTGAACACGTACAGTTCCGCCTCGTCAGCGCACTTGGGCAGCACCACGTCCATCACGTCTTGGAACAGCCCGAGCGCCCCGGTGAGGTCGAGGTCGTTCGCCACGTCCTTGACCCAGCGCAGACCCTCGGGGGTGGTCGCGTGCCGCGAGCGGTAGTTGACCCCGTACGGCGGGTCGGTCAGGACGCACTTGATCTCACCCTCGATGTTGTGGCCCAACTCGAGGCTGTCTCCGTGCCAGATTTCGTTGGTCGTCATCATCTTCCTCCGAGGGTCGGATAGTCGGCAAAGTCGGGCGGAGAGCACTCATGACTGTGTATCTCGGAACACTCGGGGCACACGAAGGTCATGCTCGGCTTCGCACCCACGAGGGTGATGCTGGCAGGCATGATCTCGAGGTGAAGGGTCGCCCAGCCCGTTGCCTCGATACTGAGGTTCAGGGCGTGGATGTTGTGGACGATCTCGCCATTGGAGTCATACACGCGAGTGCCGTGCGTGGTGCCGTCGGTGAACACCCGCCAGTCGCCACGGGCGTTGGCGGTGTCCATGGACGACTCGGGGGCGTCGGGGATCGGGTCGGCGATGTCCATCAGAAAAGCCCCTCCGTTCGAGTGAAGAACGGCTCGTCGCTGGTCTCCGGGGTCGGGTCGAGCAGCCCGGCAAGGTCGATCACCGGGGGCGCCCCAGCGGGCCGGATCGTGATGGCGATCATCGGCTCCACGTCCCGCCCCTGCTCCATGATCCACGACTCGACGTGGGCCACGTCGCGGTCATTGGCGAACAGGCTGCCCTGCAGCGCATCCTCCAGCGCCTTCTGGAGGTTGGTCGCGTCGGCGTGGTGCTTGCGAGCGCGCACCTCGTCGTCGGTGGTGTAGTCGGGCAACTGCCTCCAGAAGTAGAACCGGAGGTCGATGCGGCCTTCATACTTCCCGTTGATCGGTTCAGAGACAAGCTCCTTGACCGCCTGCTGGTAGGCGCGGAGTGCCTCGTTCTTGTAGACCATCGGGAAGGGCTTGCCGCCCCGCCGACCAACCGAGACGTTGGGTGCCGTCCAAGGTTCGGGGTTGATCGGCAGGGCGAGCGTGGTCACGTCGTGGTTCATGCCGCTGCCGCCTCTGCGGCGTTGAGCAGCCCGAGCATCTCGACGTGGGTCATGCGGGCGAGCACGTCGGCGTCGTCCGGCTCGTTGGGGTAGACAAGGTAAACGTCCAAGTCGAGCGCGATGGCGATCCGCAACTCGAGCCGGGCGCCACGCGACTGCTCCCACTCGGGGAGCAGCGCGATACTCGTGCACTTGACCAACTGCTTGATGCCTTCGCGCATGTAGTAGTCCCACGCGAGGGTGGTGTCGCCGCCGTTGTCGGCAGGGTTCTCTACGAGCCACCCCATGCCGAGAAGCCGCGCGGCGGTGAGGTTGAAGAGGGGGAAATTGAACTCCGGCCGCCCGGTCATCGGGCCAGCCACGTAGACGATGCCGGGGATCACTTCTTCGCCTCCCTGCAAGGGCAGTTCTCGCCAGAGCACTTGTCGATCCTCACGTCGCTCACTCCGCCACCGGACCCACGTCGGTCTTGCGACGGGGCATGAGCCACGACTCGAACCCGAGCCCGTCCCACACCTTCACCGGCACGCCGTTGCGGTCGGTGCGGTAGCCGAGGCTCACGGTGTCGGTGCGCGGCTGGTCGAGGCAGTCGGTGATGGTGGTCGGCGTGAAGTGGATGACGAACTCCTCGGGGGCGCCCTCCTCCTCGATGGCGGGGTGGGCAACCGTCTCGGTGGAGATGTCCACCTCGTCGGTCATGGTGCCCACCGAGGGGACGGTCATCTCGAGGTAGATCGTGTCGGGCGTGAAGGTGCACGTCACGATGGGGTAGCGCTCGCCCTTGGCGATGAGCCCGGTCATGCGGGTGAGCGCCTCGCGGAGCCGGATGCGCGGGGCGGTGACGACCCGGTTGAAGATCGTCGCGTCCATGATCTTCTCGATGTTGGGGTAGCCCATGTCGTAGATGATGGCCCTCATCTGCGTGTACTCGTCCGGCATGATGAGGACGTAGTTCGGGTTGGCCCCGAGGCGCACGTCCTCGACGCTCTTGAGGATCGGGCCGAGGGTGTCCATCGGCACGGTCACGGGGGCTTCCAGCGCCGCGTCGCACGGGGTCCGCACGAGCCGGTACTTGTCGGTGGCGAAGATGTGCGTGCCGGTGAGGTGGATGCCGCTGAACGGCACGGCATCCTTGTCGCAGGCCCACGCCGCCTGTGCCACGCGAGCCGGGAAGTCCTTCACGTCGTGCAGGGCGTCCGGGTCGAACGGCTCCCACCGCTTGTAGGAGTCGGCCTTCATGACATTGATCGACGCCTTGGCCTTGCCGCTGCGGAGCATGATGTTGCCACCGTGGTCCTCGCGGGTGATCGTGACGGTCTTGCCGCTGCCGATGGGCATCCCGGCGCAGAACCCAGCAAAGATGCTCGACGGCAGGCGCCAGTCGAAGTCCTCGTCGCTGTGGATCTCGAGCGGCTGAACCCACTCGAGGTAGTCCACCTCGAGGTTGGTCGCCTTGATGGTGATCTGGCGGCCCGGCTCGGCGAACGGGCGACCCTCGATGAGGATGCCCGCCGCCTTGTCGAACGCCATGCCCTTGCTCGGGGCAACGCGAGCCGCCTTGCCGACCGCCGACGCGAGGCCGGCTGTCTCGAACGTGACTGAGATGGTCATGTGTTTCCTGTCGGGTCAGTGCTTGATGAAGTGCTTGCGGTAGTGCGCCAACTCGTCCAACGACTCGCGCAGGTCGGGGATGGCGCGGTGCTTCTCGTACTTGAGGGGCGCCTTGTCGAACGCCTTCTTGTTCCACCGCCGACAGAGCTCCTTGACGGTGCTCACGTTGACCTCGCGGTAGTGGAACCTGTCGTGCAGGTCAGGCATGTGGGCGGCCAGCCACGAGCGGTCGAAGGTGACGCTTGACCCGCACATCGGGGGTCGCGCGCTGCCGAGCGTCCTGCCCCACCAGTCCAGCAGGTGAGCCTGCGCGTCGCCGAGGTCGGGCAGGCGCCCCATGGCGGCGGCGTCGATCTGCTCGACCCACAGGCCCGAGCGGTCGTGCATGTCTCGCACGTACGGGTCGGACTCGGCGCGCACGGCCATGATGGTGTTCACGCCGCCGATACCGACCAGCGTGGAGGTCCACGCCAGCGGGTTGAGGCGGGCGTCGGTGACCATGAGCCCAACCTCCATGAGGTACTCGCGGCTGGGGTCGAGGCCGGTCGTCTCCACGTCCACCCACGTCATCGCGTCGGGGTCGGTGATGAGGTGGTCACCCATGGGAACCCACCGTCATCGGCACGATGGTGGCGGCGACCTGAACGGTGCCCTCGAGCGTTGCCATCTCGATGAACGCGGCGAGGTCCGACTTCACGGCCTCCTGCTCGGACTTGCGCATCTCCTTGTCCGTCGCGCCGTCCGGATACATCCCCTCGCGGATGTCGAAGGAGGCGGTTGCCACGAGCACGACCGACATCTTACGGTAAGGCTCGGCGATGGCAAGGATGCGAGTGCTTTCCCGTTCTGGTGAGGCGTCGATGGACATAGGGGTGCGGCCCTGCTTTCTGTATTAGCGATTGCTGGGGAGTGTTGTGCCGGTGGTGCTGCGTACTACAGGGGTCTTACTCGGTACTGCGGATGGTGCCTTATCCGTGCCGCTGCTTGGCGAACCGCATAACCTCCGACTTGCGGATGCGCCATGAGCGGTTGATCTTTACGGCGCTGATCTTGCCGGTCTCAATCCAGTCACGCACCGTCTCCGGCTTCACGTCGAAGAGGGCTGCTACGCGGGTCGTGGACAGGAGCGGGTCGATGTCAGCGACGTGGTTCTCGGTCATGGCCGTCGTCACGATGAGATCACGCCCCACACGAAGTGCACGAACAGCGCGAGCAGTCCGAACACCACGGTGAGAGCGACGATGATGGCGACCGTCCCGATGACTCGGGTCATGAGGTCGGGCTTCACTGAGGGCCTGACCTCGTTGATTTCGCGCACCTGTGAGGACCAGTCCTCGCGGGCGTTGGGGTTGCGCGGCGGGTTTGACATTTCTGCCTTTCAGTCTTCGTCTCGGAGAGCCGTATACAACTTACGGCGGAAGTTTCCATCCTCAACAACGTCATTGAAGATACGGCGCTTGCGCTTGAGGATCTGCTCGACGCGGTGCTCGACCGTGCCCTCGCAGATATACTCCCGGTATTGCACCGGCTGAGTCTTGTCCGCTCCGATCCGGTGGATGCGGTCCTCGGACTGCTCGTTCAACTTGGGGACGAACAACTTGTCCACTATGAGCATGTGGCGGGCCGCCGTCATGGTGAGGCCGACGCCAGCGACCTGATGCATGGCGACCATCACGGCGGGGCCGGGGTGGTCGGTCCACGCAGTCACAATCGGCTTGCGGCGTTCCTTGGGCACGTCACCGTGCAGCGACCAGTATGGCGCCAGCCCGCCGGGGCGGTGGTTCTCGATGCGCTCCTCGATGGCGTGCAGGACGCCACGGAACTGCGTGAACACCACGACCTTCTGGCCGCTGTCGATCAGTTCCTCGAGGTCGTCCATCACGCGGTCCAACTTGTAGGACTTGTCTGCGTAGCCCTCGATGGTCGCCGTCGTCCCGCAGATCTGCTTGAGACGGAGGAACATGGTGAGCGCGTTCTGGATGTCCTCGCCAGTCGCCTCTACCGGGTCAGGGAGGTAGAGCTCTTCCTTCACCGCGTCGTAGAGGCTCTGCTGCTCGGGGTGCAGCGGCACCTTGATGACGATGTGCTGCTTGTCGGGCAGGTCGAGCACGTCGGCCTTGAGGCGCCGGATCATCAACCTGTTGAGGCGCTCGGTGAGTTCCTTCTCATTCTTGACGCCGACGATCTGCTTGTCCTTGAACCCGCCGAAGACGCAGTAGCGGTTCTGGAAGACGTAGTAGTTGGGGTACTCCTCGGGCTTGACCCGGTGCAGCAGCGACCATAACTCGTTGACGTGGTTGAGCATCGGCGAGCCGGTCAGCGGGAGGTGGCGCTTCGCTAGAATCTTGTGGCACGCCTTGGTCCGCTTCGACCGAGGGTTCTTCATGAGGTGGGCCTCGTCGTAGATCGCCACGTCGAACTCGAGGGCGTTGAAGTCGTTGACGTACTTGTCCACCTGCTCGTAGTTGACCACGAGGATCTTCGGGTCGTCCCAACGAGTGAACTCCTCGAGTTGGGACGCCCGGCCGGCCGGGGTGTGGTCGCGCCACTGGCCTTCGTCGTTGAGGTACTGGCCGAGCACCATCACGTTGCGGAACAGCGTGTGCTCCATGATCTCGTCATACCAGTTGCCCTTGAGCGTGGCCGGTGCGACGACCAGCAGGCGGCTCGCCCACTTCGCCTCCACGTCCACGGCGAACACGGTCAGGGCCTCGACTGACTTGCCGAGCCCCATCTCGTCGGCGATGATCGCCGATCCCATGCGGGCGACTTCGCGCACGCCATCGACCTGATGGGGGTAGTAGTTGAGCGTGTCGGGAATCCACGTCAGGGACTTGCGCGCTGCTGGGGCAATGGTCATGAGCGCGTCACCGCCGTCTTTTCGACCTTGGCGGCGATGTCGAACGGCGGGGCTTCCATCCCCGCTTCGAGGAACAGCATCTTGGCCTCCTCGTACTTGGAGGCCGCCGAGGTGCGGATGGTCTCCGCTTGACGCTCGCGCTCTGTCGCCTCGGCGAGCGAACCCATGGCGCTCGCCATCAGCGAGTATGCCTTCTGGAGAGACATTTGGTGCTCCGTTGTGTTTGCCGGTGTCGGGCCGGGTTTGGCGGGGTTTACGTCGGTAACGTAGCACAGCCGGGGCGGGGTTTGGCACCCCGCCCCGGCGTGTCGCATGAATGTTGTTACAGCCGTGTGATTTGTCCGAATCGAACGGGCGTTCGATCGGGTCCGTCGGGCTTTGGCCTCGAGCGCATCCGGGCCATGGACATGATTCCGACTCTACTCAGGTTTCGAGTTCGGTGTCCTCGATCTCGCCCAGCCAAGACAGAACCGGATCATGGGTGACCCCATGGAGGCGCTCGTACGCCTCGTTGCTCAGCCCGGTCGCGTCGGACGGGTCAATGTTCTCGTTGTCGTCAGGATCGCCGACCTCCACGCGGATGATCAGTGTCGCCATGCTCGTTCACCTCCCTCCCGAGGTTGAAGGTATATCCGTTGCCGTCCCACTCGGTCGTGACCGGCAGGAGCGTTGAGCCGCGACCGCACTCGTCGCTGGCCTCGATGTAGAGGTTGATGTTGCACTCGCCCATATCGGAGAGCAATCGCTCACTCGGCGAACAGGCGCACTCCTCCACGCAGGCGGGATTCGCGCACACCATGTGGCAGTCGGAATGAGGCGGAGCTTGACAGATGAACCTCACGCGCGGCGGATCGTAGGCGCGGTCACCGAGGCCGAAGTCGATCTCGACAAAGTGATACTCGTCGGTGCGGTCAGGATCGGCCATGGACTGCCTCCATTGCTTCCACCCACCGGGTGACGGTGGCATCGGTCAGGGTCCACGTGTGCCGAGCGAGCCGGGAGATGATCTTCTCGGCGAACGTCCCGGCATACGCATCGGCGGCGTCGTCGCCAGCCACGACGACGAGGATGGCTCGCGCCAGTAGCAGCGTGCCGCCCTCGCCGGGGGTCCACTCGTACGTCGTGGTCCACTCGTCCTCGCCCAGCCCGAGCGGGATGGACTCGCCGCCCGGAATCTCGCGCAGCACAATCGTCTCGCCGGGCTCGGCGCCGAGGCGTATGCCCCAAAACTGAGGCTCGGCGACTTCCTCAAGGCGCTTCTCGTACATCGCACGCGCCTCCTCGGGCTCGGCGAACGGGGCTACGACCCCGGTGTCGTAGAACCACTTCGGCGCGTCAGGCACGGGACTCACCCATGCGAGCCAGCCGAGTCAGTTGCGCGGCCAGTAGCCCGGCCTCGTCCATCGAGAGCGCGCCACGGTGCACCGCATACACGGTGTCGCCCACGCGCACGGCGATGGACGAGGCCGCAATCTCGGCATCTACCTCGAGCGGCTTGCCGCTGATCGCATTCTCCACCGTCATGCCGATGCGGGCCGTCTCATTCACCATGAGGGTTGTCCCACACGAGTTTGATGATGTCCTCGACAGTCGCCGCGTCGTCCTCGTCTCCGCGAATGCAGGACTCGCAGATAAATGCATCAGGGACCGGGCCGCCGCCGGAGAGGCCAGCATAGAAGGCGCGATTGATGCGCAGTCCGAGCGTCTCGAGGTCGTTGTCGATCTCGACGTTGCCACAGAGGTTGCAGACAAGGGCCTTGACCCTCTTGGTCGCCATCTCTGAGCTCACCCCTGTCCGGCGCGAGCGAAGCACCCCGAGCACACCTCGGGGCCACGCAGCATCCGGTCCTCGAGGTTCGGGTAGGTCACTCCGCAGGGGCCGTTGCTGCCGACGATGCCGAGGCAGCGCACCCGCCCCTCGTAGTTGCCGTCCTCCAAGGGCTCGACGTGATACTCGACCATGCGCTCGATGCGCGTGCCGATGGAGTCCTCGCCGGGGCCAGCGAACGGGTTGGGGTAGGTCTGATCGAACTCCACCACGTCGCCGCTGCTCGCCGCGAGCCGGTCGTGCGCGGGCCGCGCGGGGCCGCTGCCGTCCGCAGCGGGCGGGGAGGCGTCGTTGGCCGGGTCGGGCTCGCTCGGGCGCCCGGCGGGGCTGGAATCGCCGTCAGCGAGCAGGCTTGCCTCCTCGTCGTGGTTGCGGTTGCACGCGAGGCACTGGCCGGTGTCGGCGGAGTGCTTGGCGGCGAGGATGCCGCAGAAGTACGAGGCCATGGCGGGGTCGCCAGCGGCAGCGCGCAGCAGGGCCGCGAGCGCTTCTCGCTGGTCGTCGTTGAGGTCGTCGATGAGTCGGTAGACCGAGTGCGACGCGGCGGAGTGCTCCATCCGGTGCCGCTCGATCTGCTCGCGCACCTCCGGCGGAAGGTCGTCAGGCGTGAAAAACATGAACTCAGACATTGGCGTGCCGTCTCCTGTGTCAGGGTTGTGCGGGTCAATAGAGATACAACACCCCCGGTCGCCTCCCCCTCAAGAGGTGTGACCGGGGGTGTTGCCTGTGGGGTGACGGGGGGCGCGTGAACAAGGCAGAACACTACCCCCCGCCACCGTCAGAAGGGCGGCTCGTCGTCGGCCGCGTACGAAGGCGCTTCCGTCGGGGTGGCACCGCCGTCGCCCTTGCGGGGCTCCGTGGGCTCCTCGGTGGACCGCTGAGACTGCAGGAACTCCCTGATCTGCCGGTAGTTCTGCGCGTACTCAGGGTAGTCCACCTCCTCGGTCGCTGCCTTCTTCTGGAAGATCGGCGTCGCATAGTCCACCGATCCCCGCTTCTCGGCGCGGAGGCTGATCTCCGTGACCGCCGTGTAGAGCGGCTGGCGAGCGCGGGCGAACCCGCTGGTGTACGCCTTGGACGCCTTGATGCCGGACCGCTGCAGGGTCAGGATGGCGGGCATCCAGTTGTCCTCACCCGCGTTGAGCATGAGCGGGTAGGTGTGCTGCTCACTGCACCACGGCGTGCTGCCCTTGGGGTTGGTGCCCCACTCCTTGAGCGCACACGAGTTACACGCGAGCGAGGGGTGCTCGGCGTCCGCCGCCGCGTCCTCGGCAGCCCGGCGGTCGAAGCCGGACTCCTTCCACGGGAACTCCTTGACGAACGGGAGCCCGTTGTGGAAGTCGAGCGAGCGGCACAGCGGGCCGTCGCCGTCCTCGACCTCGGGCGCCCACAGGATGCGCTGCTTGACGAGGCCGAGCAGGATCACAGTGATCTTGCCGTGGCGCTCGCCGGTGAGGTTGTCCTCGAACTCCGCATCCTTGCCGACGATGCGGAGGCGCGGCATTACGAGGTCGGATGCCTCAAAGTCTTCGAGGCCCTCGATGCCGCTGTCGCTGCTGGTCGCCACGGCCGTCGATGCGGCTTCATGGCGTGCGATTTCACTCACGTGAACCACTTTCTCTTGGGGTTGTGTTGTGTCGTTGGCCAGTGAACGGGTTACTTCGACGCCTTCACTGCGGCATAGAAGTGGAGCAACCCGCCGAGTTCCTCCAGTCGCGCAGCCTCCACGCGCGCCGTGAGGCGCGCAACGTCGGCGTCACGCTCGGCCTGCTCGTGCTTGCCCGCCGCCTCGTCGCGTTGTGCCCGTAGGTCACGCAGCGCCTCGTCGGTGTGCAGCACCACCTTGATGTGTTTCTCGAAGGCAGCCATGCTCATCTCCGAGTTGGCTGCCCGCTCGTCGGAAGTGAGCTCTATCTCACGATCAGCGATCAGTGAGTCGAACTTCTTCCGGTTCGCGTTCGCCACCCCGGCGTCGTCCCGAGCGGTGGTGTACGCGACCACGGCCGCCTTGGCGGCTTCGTAGGCGCGGTCCACCCCGAGGGCACCCTCGGCATACGCGCGAGCGCGTGCCTCGGGGTTCGCGGGCTTGCTGGCTTCGGTCGGCACGGTGATCACCCTAGCGGGTGGGTGCGACGGTCGGGGCGGGTTGACGCGCCGTGGATGGGGATTCCCATCGCCGATTTGCTATCGGCCATTGCACTCACGCCTTCAACCATCCTCGCTCGTGATATCGGATTCTTTTGAACTTCATCCAGCGAATGAGTTCAGCTTCCTCGACGCGCCAATCGGGCTTTTCTCCGAGTGGTGCGATGTTCAGCGCGAGCAGTCTGTCTTTCCTGCGCGCGCCGAGGGTTCGTTGGTCGAAGTGGATGTACTTCACACGCATGGCTCGGAGTTCGAGATCGAGAATGCTGGCGATCTGGTCCAGCGTGTAGAGAAACGGTCGGGCTGGGAGGCCGACCGACTCGGGTCGCGGGGCGCCCAATGAAAGCCTCCTGTCGGGGAAAGTGATGTGGGGCGGGTTCCCGACCATAGGAACCCGCCCCACCATGCCGAACCGACCCGACAGTCTGCGGCTACCGCTTAGGCTACACCACACCCATCGGTCGGTCGAGCATCGTCAGCGGCTCAGGCGCTCGCCTTCGCCTCGGCCTTGGCCGCCTTGCGAGCCGCGCTGGCCTCCGCCTTGAGAGCGGAGAGGCCCTTCTCCCGGCCGGCGTCGGTGTAGTCACCGAACGCCTTCGGCTTGGGGGAGAGGGTGGCGAAGCCGATGCCCTCCCAGCGGTCGAGGACGGCCGAGACGGCGCCGGTCGAGGGAGCCTTCTCCGCGCCACGCCGCTGCTGGACCTCCTTGGCGATCCGGTGCGGCGTGAGGCTCTCGCCCTCGGCGAGGGTGATCTTGCCGGTCACAAAGTCGTCCGTGACGGCCTTGACCTCGGGCTCGAGGTCGGTGCGCGCGGCGCGCTCCCGCTTCGGCTTGTCCTCGGCCACGGCCTCCGCGACCGGCTCGGTGCTGGCAGCCTCGGCGCGAGCGGCCTCGGCCTGTTCGTCGGCCTCGCGCTCGGTGTCGGTGCGCGCGTCGGCCACCGCTTCCTCGGCGGGGACCTCGACGGCCACCGATGCCACGCCCTCGGGCTTGTCGTACTCGAAGTCCTCGGTGGGCTCGGCCACCGCGACCTCCTCGTGCTGCGTGTCGCTCACTTCGACCTCCATGTTTGGGACGCTTCCCGGCTTGGGAAGACCATCAGTAACGTTACTCGACAAGAGCACGTCACGCAAGGATGGTCCGAATCTTTTTCCAGTCGAGCGCTCCCACCCGGTGCCGAACACGTCGTCGAGGTACTCGCGGTGACACTCGCAGGTGCAAGGGATCTGGTCGTTATACTTCGCCTCCTTGCGGGTGCCGGGAGAGAAGAACCACACCTTGCATCGGGTGTGCGCCTCCAGTGGGGTGGTTTGCATGCACCACCCACTGATGGTGCGGGTCGGCTCGAGGCGCGGCCCGTCATACGCTGGCAAGGTGATGCGCTCGGGCGCCCGAAGTCGAGGTGGGGCAATGTCGCGCGCCGGGCTCGGCGATGTCGGTGCCGTGTGCTCCGCCGGGCCGCCGGATGTCAGCGACATGGGTTCCGTCTCGACTCCGAGCGCAGCGGCGAACAGGTCTTCGACCTCGGCGTTCTTGTTGGTGATGATCCCGGTCACGGAAGAACGACCCCCTTCTCCTTGTCGTACATCTCGATGGCGCGACGGATGCCGAAGCAGCACCACAGGAAATGCGGGGTGTAGTCACTGAAGTCCCACTCCCACGTGTCGTAGAACTCGACCGTCTTGGGTGCGCCAAGGGGGTGCTCGAGGTCCATGTAGACGTGACTGAACTCGGAGACGAGCGTGTGCGCCTCGTTGTTCGAGTAGACTTGATCGTCTAGGAGCTCAGACTTCACGGCCTTCACGAAGCCCTCTCGTGCGACCTCTGGCAGGCCCTCGAGAACGTCGTCTGCGTGCTCCTTGACGAGGCGCTTGAACTTCTCCTCCGAGAACTCTTTCGTCTGTCCAGCGACGCACTTCTCGGCCCAATAGCCGGGATTGATATCCCTCCCCGAGCGGAAGAACTCGAACATGTCCTCGAGTCGAGAGAACACGAACGAGCCCATGTCTCCGTTGATCACGAGGCGGCCCGGCCACGACAGCACTTCATACCAGTAGAATGAAGTGCCGGGCTTCTTGATGAGAAGGTATCGGTAGATCTCATGGTCGTGCTTGATCATCAAGATGTGCTCGGCGGTGTCCTTGGTGAAGCGCTCCGCCTCCTTGGGGTAGCTCTTACTCTCCACTGTGCTTCTCCTTAAGGTGATTGTTCAGGTGCCGAAGTGCTCGGTTCCAGTCCCACGAGAGGATGTTCCACCCGCAGGGGCACAGCCCGTGCCATTTCCAAGGCGTTCGACCCTCGTTCGCGTAGCGCAAGAACAGTCGGGGCCTTGCCGGTGCGCCCGCGACGGCTGCCGCGAGGACCATGCGCCATCCGGTGAGCGAGCGCGGCCCGAAGTGGCCCAGCCAAGTGCGCTCGGCCCCCTCCTCCTCGCCGCGAGCGTGCCGCTGGAGGGCATAGTGGACGACCATCGTGTCGTTGCTATCCCGAGGAAAGCCGACATCCCGAAGAAAGCCAATACGCTCGGCCATCTTCAGGCCCGACTCTAGGTTGATCGGATCGACGTTGACACCCGGCGTCAGGCGCCTGCCATCCCACGTCCTCGCCGTCATGACTCCTCCTTGACGTACTCAAAGGGCTTGACGTTTCGGACGGCGCCGCGCGGCACCAGCACCTCAGACTCGCCACGTCGGGACAGGTAGCCGATGGCCGCCGACTTATCCACCTCGCCGGACACCAGTGGGTCGCTGGCGTTGAAGCGGTGGGCAAAGAAGTGAGCGATCTTCGGGTCGAGCGACCATGAGTAGCCGCCGTCCTCGATGTCACCTCGGTAGAGCGTGAGCACGTCGGGCAGCGCGGCGAACTCCTCGATCTCGCGTTCGGACGCGAGCACCAGTCCATCGGCGTCGGCCAGCATGGCGTCCCACTCGGCGACGTGCTGCTCAAGGTTCTCGCTGTCCACCCACACGTCAGCGGCTAGGTCGCGCACGGACTGCGCGTGCTGGCTCAACGGGATGGGGTCGCCACCCTCGTCGTCATAGCGGCCGACGATGTACTCAATGAGCGCCCACGTCCGATATGGACGTTCGTGCAGGAACACCGCCCTGTGCCAGTCGCCCTCGCGAATGGCCTCCTCGAGATGGGCCTTCTTCTGCCTGTAGCCCTCGTTGGAGCGCCCCGGCAGCATGAGTGGGATCTCGTAGATCAGAGGGTGGCGCAGCATCTTGCCGAACGTCGCGCTCTCCTCGACGTACCCCTCCAATTCGGGGAGCAGTGGCTCCTTGGACCACTTCTCCATCTGCTCCATGAAGGCCATGGGGTCCTTCAGGTCGCCTGTTGCATCGCTTCTTGTAGCCATCGTTCCTCCGATTCGGGGCTCCATCTGCGTACCTGTGGGTGGTTGCGCCAACGGATGTTGACGTAGATCTCATCTTCTCGACTATCCCAATAGGAGTTGTGACTTCCCTCTATCTCGATGTCGATGGGCACCGAGCCAGCCAATACCTCGGCATCGAATCCCTGGATGTCCTTATACTTCGGATCCTCGTTCTTGAGCAGGTTCATGCCACAGGCCGAGCACTCGATCTTGATCTCACCGAAGTCCACGCACAACTCCCAGAGATGCTGCGGGCACGCCTTCTCCCTTTCGAGTTGGGCTAGGCGCCGTTCCTCCTTGAGGCGCTCGCGCTTCTTATAGTCGTAGTCCTTGCAGGCGGATACGAACTTGATCAAGATGGCATCCTCGCGCCTGCGCCAGAAGTCCTCCTCCATGACCTCGGAGGCGACCTCGTAGCAGCGAGAACGGTCACGCCAGTCGATGACGTTCTCGTCCTCGCTGCTACGAATGGGCCAGTCGTGGACCCTCATGCGCCCGGCACCCCGCTACGGCGGAGTTGGGCGATGTAGTTCTTCGCGGCGTGCCCACTGCGGGGCGGCGTGCACGCGGTGAACACCTTCTGGCCGCCCGGCCCGAACCATCCCAACTTGCCGTTGCCGGTTATGAAGATGGCCCAACCCTCGGCACGCGCGGCTTTGGCGATCTTCCGCCATTGCCTCGGGATGCTGTTGAGGCCAACCTCGTTGCGGCCCTCGGGCAGCAGGGAGACTCGCAACTCGCGAGACTTCTGTCGGCTCAGTGAACGATGGTGACCTCGAGAGCTGGCCTTGGGTTGCGAATGACCCTCGTCTCCAGCAGGGCTGCTCGGTTCACTTGGTTGACCGCCGTCCGCATCCTCGCGCGAACCTTCGCAATGTCCTTCTGGTCGGACGGCAGGTGAAAATACGTGGTCCCAGAGGCGCCGGCGACCTTGGTCGCCGCGTCCTTGGTGAGTTCAGGCAGGTCTCCCTCGGGGATGACCGGCTCGGGCATGCTGGGAAGCGGCTGATCCTGCGGGGGCGGGCTCGCCTTCACCCTCGGGAGCGAGTGCCGGACGCCCCGCGCGGCAGCCACCGCAGCGCGCACAGCCTTCTCGTCGTCCTCGGTGAGGGTGTTCGACACGTCATACCAGATGACGATCTCGCCGTCGAACGACTCGACGGTCACGATGTCGTCGTAGTACTTGATGCCGCGAGCCTCGAGGTCTTTGTTCACGAAGGTGAGAGCCTTCGTCAACTCCGTCATGTTGCTGGGGCTCGGGAGAATGACTTGTTTCTTGATCACGGTCACCACCCGGTGTGTGTATGTAGCCACTGGACTATCTCCTTGTTGTGTGTCGGGTCAGGCAATGTCGGCGGCGTCGCGCATATCGCGCTCGGCCACCCCGGTGTAGATCTCGGTCGTTCTACTGGTCGCGTGACCGAGAAGGTCTTGCACCGCTCGGAGATTCTTGCTCTTGGCGTATGCCGCCGTTCCGAACGTCGCTCGCAGGTCATGGCTCGAGACGTGCCGGGCGAGGCCAGCGCGTTTCGCCAGCCTCGTGATCACGTCGCGAGCGGTGCGGTCGGCCAGCGGGACGAGGTGGGCACGGTGGGCGAGGACGGCCTCGGCCACAGCGTCACCGATGTACCGCCACGCGGTCGCACTGATCGGCACCACGCGGCGACGGTCACCCTTGCCGCGCACGACGAGGGTCATATCGCGGGTGTCCACGTCGGCGACCCGCACGGCTATCGCCTCGTGCACGCGCAGCCCGCACAGCCCACACAGGGCCACGAGGGCGCGGTGCTGGGCGCCGTGGGCAGCCTCGACCATCCGGATCACCCCCTCGGCACCCTCGGGCATCGGGTGGGGCACCGGGCGCGCGGCCGATGGCGCCCGGTAGTCGAGCAGAACCTCGGGCATGCCAGCGAACCCTGCGAACGAGCGCAGCGCGGTCCTACGGCGCTGAGTTGTCTTGGCTCCCCACACCCTCCGGTGCAGGTTCAGCCATGCCTGAGCGCACGTCTCGAACTCCACCATCGGGACCTCCGTCGCCGGGGCCATCCACGCTAGGAACAGGCGCAGGTCGCTCGCGTAGCAGCGCACTGTGTGGACGCTTGCCCCCCTCCCGGTCAACCACGAGCGGTGCCGCTCGATAGACTCGTGGGTCAGAATCGTCTCCCGCGTCGTAGGCATCTTTGGCCTCCTTGTCGTACTGGATACAGAGTGGACGTGCTTCCTCGAAGGCGGAGTCGATCACCGATTTCACGGCCTCGAGCTCTTCCTCCGTCATGTGCGTGAGCATGAGGTACTGCGGCTTCTGCATGCGAGGGAATCGGAACGAGAGAGTCACGCACTCTCGTCCGTCCTCCTCCTTCTCGGCTGGATACCTACTCTTGATCGCCTCGATGCCCGCCGTCTTGACGATCATCTTGGTCGAGTCCGAGTAGCGGCCTCGGGACGGGGCGCTGCCCCGGTAGCGGCTAACCACGAGGAGCAATCTTCGTGTCGGCGTAGCCGGGGGCGGCGTTGCGGATCGGCTGCGTCCACGCAGGGTCGTTGGCCCGGCACTCCGAGCAGATCCATGCGACCGTCCGTGACTTGATTGTCTTGACCGGGCGCAGGGTCGTGAACGTCACCCGCTTCGCCAGCAGGTCGTTGCGCTCCCGCTCGCGCTTGCACACCGAGCAGACATATCTGATGTCTCGATTGCTTGGCGCCTTCTCTGTCTCCATGAGGGTTCTCCTAGATGTCTGGAATGTCGTCGTCGAAGTTGGCATAAGGCGCACAGGTTGTGCACATGCCGGTGGTGAGGATTGAGTACGTGTCCATCAGGTCGAGCGCGGTTGACTCCGGCTCCCTCGGCACGCCCGACTTGAAGCGGTTGCCCACGTGGATGCGCGCCGTGCAGGGTCCGACCGTCTCGTAGGCGTGCGCGAGGTAGTCGAACAGGATCAGCCGGATGGCGTTGCGCCCTTCACCGCGAGCGATCACCCCAAGGTGGGCGACCGTGGGCGACGTGGGCGGACTCGGCGGCTCGGTCAGCAGTGGCAGCGCCACCTCGTGCATGCCAGCGGTGTGCAGCCCTTCTACGAGCACCGACGCCCACACGTTCTCCGTGGGGCGCAGCGGCACCGTCACATAGGTGGGCTCGGTGATGGCGTCGATCTGCTTGGAGTCGGCGCCGCTGGTGATGAGGCGCTTCATGTGAGGGCACCACACGCACTTGTCGCCCTTGAGGGGGTTTATCTTGTGCCGGCTGCAAATGAGTCGGTGCACGTCGGTGTCGTCAGAGACGGTGGCTCGGGACTCCACGGTGCCGGGGTCGGCGGCCATTACGTCGCCGATCATCAAAGTAGCCATCGAACCTCCTCGGGGCTCATTCCAAAGACGCGAGCCTGCTCGCGCAGCCAGTCGAAGTCTCGACCGATACGTCTTATGCGGTTGGGGTGTCGGTGCCCGAGCCACGTGATGAAGTCGGCGCGATCTCGGGGTGTGCTGGTGGACGGGTGGGCTTTCTCGAGCTTGTTGCGATGCTCGCGGTAGTACTCACCTGACGCAATGAGGAAGGAGTCAACCTCCTCATCTTCGAGCGGGTGTGGGTCGCGCCGGGAGTACCGCTTCGGAAGTTTGACCTTCTGCAGCGGCTTCGGCGCCTCGCGCTGGCGCTCCGTCTCCCGCTCGATGTATGACTCGAGCCGGTCGGCGGTGCGGTTCAGCACGTCAGTCAGACCCATGGATCAACTCCATGCGCTTCTCGTGGTCGGCGTCGATGCGCTCTATGTCGGCCTTCACGATGGCTTCCGAGTAGTCGGGGTACTCGTCGTTGGGGTACTCGCGATTGAGTTCCATCGACGCCTCGGCGGTGTCCACGAGGTACTGCACCCGGCCGTCGTCATACACCGCGACGACCACCGGCAGCCCGAGCAGGTACTTGCGGCTCGGCACGTCACGCGAGTCGTGCTTCCTACGAGGCGCTCCCCTCATCGAGGGTCACCCCCTCGGGGTCGGCGCCGGGGGCGGCGACCGCTCCGGTCTCGGAGTGCACCCACGTGGGGCCTTCGCCGCCGGGCACCCTCTTGACCCACCATTTGCAGACGGCGCAGTGCTGCTCGGCGTCGGAGGCTGGATCCTCGGGGCGGGCCTTGTGCACGACGGGATTCATGGCCGCCTCGCGAGCGATCATGGCCTTCTTGCGCGACACCGGCTGCCCGCAGTCGCAAGGGTTGTGGTGGCAGATCATGCACGGTTCTTGTGGGACTATCTTGTCGGCCATGGTCGGGTCTTTCTGTCGGGTCGGAGGCGCGGCCGGGGGTCGGTGAACGGGGCGACCCCCGACCGCGCTAGGGCCATTGTGCCAGCGCGTAGCGGCGATGTGCAACACCGCTCGCGCTATCGGCATCGGTCTGTCAGTGGCGACGCATTCTCGAGGCCGAGTAGGTGGCGGCGAGCCCACCGACGGCCAAGATGGCGATGATGAGAAGGATCATGCCGAGAGGGATGCCGGTGTAGGCCAGCACCTTGCCCTCGCCAGTGATCTCGGTTGCCTCGTTGCCGGGCATCGTCTGAGTCACGGTCGTGTCGGGCTCGTGGACAGTCACAACCTGCTGGCCGCCGGGCACCTGAACCGTGCGCGTCTCGACTGGAAGGGTCACCGTGTTGGTGACCGGCTCGGGCGTCACCGTCTCGGTGACGGTCGTCGGCGGCTCGGTCACGGTCGAGGTCACGGTGGGACCGGGCACGTTCTCGGTGACGGTCGCGGTCGGGCCGGTGACGGTCGAGGTCACGGTCGGTCCCGGCACGGTCACCTCGACGGTGGTGGCACAGGCGGCACGGATGGCGTCGGCGTCACCGTCACGCCCCTCGATCTTGTCTCCGGGGTGCTGCGTGTGGTCGTTCGCCCCCTCGCCATCGGCGCCGCTGGCGCTCACCTCGAGCAGGGCGGTCGGGTTGCTCTCGCTGCCGGTGGCGTGGCACACGAGTACCTTGTCGGCGCTGGCGAGCGCGACCGTCGGGACGGCGACCAAGGAGGCGCTGGCGAGCATGCCAGCGACGATGATCTTCTTCATGGCTGATCCTTCTGTCGGTTATACTTTGCTGGGAGTGTGCCGGTTTTACACGAGGGGTTCTACTCGGAGAGATCCGTACCGACGTTCTCGCGCGTGTTGTCGTCGGTGCGGTCGGTGGCGAGCGAGTCTCGAATGGCCTTGTCCATGATCGAGTCGTCGCCTCGGTGGGTGGTGAGCGCATGCAACGGCACCTCGACGGTGGCGTCGCGGTCGGTGTTCTCGCCCTTCTTGGCACCCTTGGGCTTGGGCCATGTGGGGTCGGCGAGGAAGCCGAACTCGTCGGCGTCGGCGAGGCGCTTGTCCCCGCGAGGCGGGTAGATGCCTCGGGCGACGGGCGTGGTTGTGTCCTTCGCGCCGCTGCGAATGTCGAAGAGGCCGGGGTTGGCCCGACCTGCGATCCACTTCACGGCGGCGACGTAGTTGTAGAAGAACCCCACCCACTGGCCGCGGTTGTTGTAGACGTTCACCAAGGCTGGCGTCGAGGCCGTCTCGGACTCCTCCGTCTCGACGGTCGTGTCCTTCTCGTCGCTCATGCCTTTGCCTTCACATTCGCCTCGGTCACGCAGCCGTCGCAGGTCGCGCTGGCCGGGGCCTCGATGGAGGTGGCCTCGACGCCCAACTCCCGCAGCGCGTCGAGCGTGGCGGGCTGGTGCTCTGCGCAGAGGACCGATGTCTGCTGCTCGACGCCGAGGATGAACTGGAAGATGCGTATGTCCAGCAGGTTGTCCATGGTCATGCCCTTTCCCATTTGTCGTGGCCCACGATCAAACCGAGTCGTGCGCCGTTGTCCCACGTCACGTGGAGCGTGAGGTTGTCGTCGATGAAGGAGACGGTGCCCAACGTGCCGGGCGGGACGTTCTCGTTGTCGTCCACCACGGCGGGACCGAAGTCCACTGCTCGCACGCGGTCGCCGACCTTGATGTGGCTGGCCGCGTACTTGGCACGGACCATGGCCTCGGTCTTGCCGTGGAAGTAACCCTTGTCCGTGGAGGCTCGCCAGTTGTCCTGCGAGAGCTCGGTGACAGTGATGAACCTGTTCTCACTCACTGCGGCATTCCCTCCTCGAGTCGTGCGATCTGCGAGATGCCAGCCTCGAGGATCGCGATGGTGTCCGGCACCGAGGCCGGGTCGTCGTGGTCGGCGATGCGGAGGTGAGCCTCGCGCATGGTCAGGGCCTCGACTTGGTTGATGCGGTTCCGGCGCGTGAGGTTGTAGATGTCTCGACGGCCGTCGGCGCGATTGCTCTTGGGCTTGACCTTCGCCTTCGCTTTTGCCGCCATCACTTGCCGGCCTTCTTGGGGGCCGCCTTCTTCTTGGCCGAGGTCATCTTGGTGGCGCGCTTCGGCTTCTCGATGGTGCCGAAGATGGGCTCTTGTCCGAGGGCGACCAGCAGGGCGTCGATGGCCGCAGCGCCGCTGATCTCCACCTTCGGCATCATCATCTTGTCGCGCGGGGTGGCGTTGTAGGCGTGCGTCTGCCACTGGTTGCGCCCGGCGTGGCGGACGAGCAGGAGCGGAGTCACGGACGTGTGGACCGGAGGCTTCGGGTCTCCATACGAGGCGGGGACGGGCGCCGAGGGCAGGCCACTGGCACGCATCACCGAGTCGAGCTTGGCAGACATCTCCTTCGCCTCCTTCTCTGCGTCGGCGGTGAGGTAGCGACCGAGGATGCGCTCGGCGTGCAGCGAGACGTACTCACTCCACAGGCCGGGGATGTCCTGCGGCTTGACGACCATCTCGAGCGAGCGGCCGTCGGCCTTGCGCTTGCCGTCGCGGTCCCAGTCGTACTGGGTGACCTTGACTCCACCCTTCACGACGTACCGGATTCCGGAGTTGCTCCGGAGGCGCTGCGAGGCATCGCAGTTGGCCCAAGGGTCGAAGCCATCGACCTTGCCGGCCGCAGGATCGCCCTTGGTCACCTTGAAGGTTGTCTTGCCGTCAACGGTGTGGTTGAAGGAGTAGTGACCGCCCTCCACAACATCGCCGGTCACCACGAGTTTGCCGTCACAGGTGGCGTACTCGGTGTTCGGCTTGAGGTCCTTGATGCGCATGATTCTGTTCTCGCTCTCTGTTCTGTGGTTTGCTGGGAGTGTGCCGGGGTGCCCCGGCTGGACGATCTCTCGCCCAGCCGGGGCGTTGTGCTGCGAGGATCAGGAAGCCTTGCGGGCCTTCACCTCTTGGATCGACTTGATCTCCGAGAGGACAATCCCCTTCGGTTCGACCGGACCACCGTCGGCCTTGACGTGCAGGACGACGGCCTTGTCCGTGACGACGGCGATCTTGCCGCGCGTCGTCGTGGTGTCCTTCTCCACGATCTCGACGTGACGATCCTTGTACGCCTCGATGGTGGAGTGTGCGGGGTTCTTGACCACCGGCTTGTCAACGCCCTTCGGCATGAGCGGGCCTTTCTGTTCGGGTTCGGGTCGGTCTTACTGTCTCCGTGCCGAGCACGGACGGCGCACCGTAGAGGCTCGAGGGCCGCTACGGTGCCCCGACATCGCTCGGGGTGTCGGTGGTGCCGGGGGGGTGGGGTGTCGGTGGTCGGCGCGCTGCCCCGCTGGCGCCCGCTGGCGGGTCGCTGGCACCCGCTGGCGGGTCGGGGGTATCCGTACACCCCCCGACCCGTTGCGCCCGTTAGCGGGCGCCTATCGGCATCTGACCTCGGCGTCACCCCACCAACCGTGTCTCGAGGAACTTCACGACGTTGGGCACGTCCTCGATGGAGTCGAGCCGCACCGTTGGGATGCCGTACTTCGACTCGGGTTCGATGTTGTTCACACCGACGGCCACGAGGACGTAGCCCTTGCGGTCGATCACCTTCATCTCGTCGTACAGCACCGACAGTTCCTCGTGGTAGTTCTCGGCAGGCATCGCGCCGTCGGTGTAGTACATGATCACCTTGTCCGTGACCACCTGCCGGTCACACACCTTGCGGTAGAACTCCAGCGTGTGCCCATCGAGGTTGGCTGCCGAGGCGTAGAGGTCGCGCAGGAGGTTGCGCTGCGTGTTTGTCCAAGGGTCCTCGGGTGACTTCACGGTGTAGATATGAAGGTCGTAGGTGCCAGCGTTCGAGGGTCCGCCTGTGTGGGCGTACACCGCGAACTTCACCCCGGTGCGATGGAGGAGCTCTGCCTGTGCGAGCGCGGCCGACTTGATGCGTTGCACCCTGCTGCCGCCGGTCGAGCCGGAGATGTCCAGCCCGATCACGACGAAGTAGTCCTTCTTGCCGGGCAGGCTCGGCTTGTAGAACAGTCGTTCGTCTCCGGTCGCGGCGCGGCGCCCGAGGGTGCGACTGTTGATCCGGCCAGCCTTGAGGTTGCGTTCCTTCTTGCGCTTGTGGTTGTCCGCGAAGGCCAGCCGCATGCGCAGCAGGGACGGGCCGAGGATCGACTCCCCGGCCTCCTCCATGCCGGTGTGGGCGCTCTCGCCGTGCGACCATGCGTTGTACGGACCAAAGGGACTTCCGTCGCCGTTCTTCGCGATCTGCACGCCGAACAGTCCGTGGCTCGGGCGGTCGAAGTGCTCACCCTGCACGATGGCGCGGTCGATCTCGGCGGTGTCGCGCTCGGGGTCGATGTCCTCGGTCTTGCCGGCCTCTTCGTCGGGCATGCCGGGGGGTGAGTCGCTCGGGAAGTACCCACTGTTGTCGTGGCCGAGGAACTTCTCGATGTCGGTCAGCGCCTCGTCCGGCTCGCCGTCGGCCTCGAAGTCGTCGGTGTCACCCTCGGCATCACCCTCCTCGCCCTCCATGCCAGCGCCCGCACCGGAGCCAAGGCCACCGGCCTCGCCGGAACCTTCGGCGTCGTCGCCCTGCTCGCCTGTGCCAGCGCTGTCGTCGGAGTCGAAGTCGTCGTCGCCCTCCTCGCCACCGGATGCGTCGTCGGCATCCTCGCCACCGTCACCCATGGGCGCGTCCTCGTCGTCGCCATCGGTGGGCGAATCTCCATGCGCGTCGTCATTCTCGGGCTCGCCAACGTCGGCCGTGCCATCACCGGGCGCCTCGTCCTCGTCCTCGTCGTCGGCATCTGCGCTCGGGTCGGACGCGCCAGCGCCGGACCCTTCGCCGTCGGCCTCGTCACCCTCCTCGGTGCCGTCCTCGTCGCCGTCGTCGGGCGCCGAGCCGGATGCCTCGCTGTCGCCGTCGGCCTCCTCGTCGTCGTCGCCGGACGATGATCCCGTCGAGTCCTCGTCGGGCGCCTCGTCGGTGTCGCCGCTACCGCCGCTAGAGTCGCTGTCGCTCGAGTCGTCCTTGTCGTCGCTGTCGCCCGTCTCGCCACGGTCCTTCTTCTCGAAGACGGGCTCGGGGGCGTCGTCCTCGGGGTCCTCATCGGAGACGAGGAACCCATGGGCGCGGGCTGCCTCGAGCACGCCGAACGCCATCTCGTACACACCGCGAGCCGAGCGCACAGTGGCCGCGTGCCGCAGTGCCAGACGCATGTCCTCGCTGTCGAGCGCCTCGGCCACCTTCTCGTCGAGCAGGCCACCACCATACGGGTAGCCGCACAACTTGAGCAGCACGCCGACGATCAACTGTGAGTTGAGCGGCCGGTCACGCCAGAACCACACCGACCCATCCATCTCGGTGACGCCCTGCTCGAGGACCTTGAGGTAGCGGGAGGTGAACGCTGCCCGAGTGCCGGGGCGCGCAGTCTGCAGCGCCGCGTTGACTCGCCAGTCCTCCATGCCGTTGATGAGCATCGGGAAGTATGGACTGATGAACTGTGCCATGCCCATGTACGAGAGCCCGGTGGGCGACACCGCCTCGATGTGGGCGACTCCCGCCTCGACGCGCCGCTTGATCTTGCCGGCTCGAGTGCTGCTGTCGCTCGGGTCACCTGCAGCGCTCAGCGCTCGCATAAGGAGGTCGCGCTTGTCTGCGTCGGGCACCGGGGCGAAGGTGTCGAAGGCGATGTGAGCGATCTCGTGGTAGAGGCCGGTCATGATCTCCTCGTGGCGCATGCACGCCGGGCAGATCGGCCCGTACACATCCCTCTTCTCGCAGATGGTGCGCTGGTGTTCGATGTCGTCACCGAGTTCGATCGGTGGGCGAAGGTAGATGACCTTGCCGTCGGTGTGAGGCGACCCGGCGGAGAGCTGGACTCGCACCGTGTCGTCCCGAGTGATCATCTTGGCAAAGCCGGTGAGGCCGGGCACCATGCGCCGGAACCTCTCGACGGCCAGCCGGGCGCGGATCACTCGAGGGTCGTCGGCCTCGGCGGACACGCGGAGGCTGCGAGCGAG